TAGGCCTACGGCTAACCTGTCGATTAACCATGTAAATAGATTCCTTTAACCACCATGGTGGTGATTTACCTGCACAGGTTGAAATGAACCACTGCGACAACCTTGACCATATACAACCCTTGATCTGATAATGATTTGGAAACACCAGGTCAAGGTGGTCAAGGTGGGCATAGGTTTTTTGCCACTCCAATATAGAAATTTCCGCAATAATGCATCTTTGGTTTTTTTCCACATGTAGATAAACCTATGCCCACCTTGACCACCTTGACCTCAATTACATAACCAATTCATTTATAGCATCTTGCGAAGGTCAAGGTCTTAGGGCAAGGTAAAAACAACCTTGCCGCATCACAAGTATCTCATAATAATGATCTTATCTATGCAGAAAAAACCCATTGGCAAGGTATGAGCATACCAATACCAATGGGTTGCAGGGAATCTGTCTATTATTGAACAGTGCCTTCGGGCTGCTGAATGAAATAGCGCTTATGCCTAAACTGACCTTGGCATCCAAATAAAATTTCCTTTTCATCAATGATATAACGTCGAGGTTCTCGTTGGGTTGATTTTCCAACCGAGTTATCGATACTTGGAGCATAACGCGCTAAAGTGAGGCTAAACTTGCTCTTTGACTTCATACTAAGAACAAAATCTCCCTCCTGATTTGCACGGCCATCCAGCATCCAATCAAAGATGTCGTTATCGTGGCAGATATTGACGATCTTCTGGAATGTGAACTCCTGCCGGTCGTGTATGGCTTCAGCCATGAGAGACTGAATCATTTTTCTGATATTCCTGCTCTCGCTGTCCCCCGAGGTATCGCTGACCGGCCGCTCGAGACAGTTTCCGAACCCAGCATGCCCCACGATCCCTCCAACAAGCTCTCCCCAGCGTTCGAACCCCAATCTCGGCTTGAACCCAAAGGAAGTCGCGGTAGGCATACCCGCTGCGTGCCATGACCTGACCAACCCCCAAAGAGCAGAGAGAATGCGCTTTCGGTTTTCCCAATTCATGAGCCAGGTATCGTCGATTACCAACGAGGGATTGCGAGTCTGCACATCGCCTTCAGGAACGTAGAGATCACAAAGGAGGGTTCGATGATCCAAGTCGGGAGAAAGAATGCAGTCATTTCCGGTAACAAATAGCGTCAGGCGATTGGTAGCCCTAAACATTTCCGTTTTACCTAGAATACGACCCGTCCATTCCGGAGCAGTCATTATGGCCTCAAGGGTTTGCGAAGCCAGATAACCCCTAACATTATCGAAGCATAGATAAGTTTGACCGGCCAAAACGGCAGAATCAATTACCTTGTTTAGCTCATCCTCGTTGGACTTCCATGTTGAGGGAGTGAATGGCCCATGAACTGGGGTGATGGCAATTTTCGCTAATAGAGATTTTCCCGATCGTTGCGAGTTTGCGTTGTAAATAACACCCATGCGCGATGCCCCAGGAGGAAGCATCGAGCAACAGAACTGAGAAAGCATGGCTGCGATCTGGACAGCGAGAGACCTAGAGTTTCCATCTTCGGAAATATCAGCGAACGGAAATTCCGACAGAAGTTCGCGAAGGTAGTCTCGAGATTCCTCCAGAGACCATTCATAGTAAGGGCAAGTATTCATGTTAGGTGGATGTCGTGAAAGAGGATAGGGTGGCGGGCATCAGCTTTTGGTAGAGCGTAATAATGGCCTCGTACCTTTCCTTGGTCTTAGGGCCTCCAGATCCTCCATCTCTTGGAGAAGGAGATCCAGGGTGTGGGTGATGATCGACAACTCTTTCTTGGTGAAACGGATGCTGTAGGAAGGGATGGGTTTAGGCATGGTGGTTTAGAGGATCGGATTGTTAAAGTTGACGAGTTTTTGTAGAGTTCGCAGGCAGGGCCGGATGCGTGATTCATTAACCCCGCAATGGGGGCAGGAATTCGTTCGTGGTGTGTCGGTTGTCATTTGATTTCAGATTTGAGTACGGCGAGGGTGGCACACACCTCATCTATCTCCGTCTCCGTTACCCATCCATCTTTTCCAGAATACATCTCGTCCTCATTCCAGCCGCCAGTATCTAGGTACTTACACGCTGTTTCAGCAATCTCGACGGATCTTGCGAGCTGCGATCGAAGCCTCTCGACCTCGGCCTCTGCCTTCTTCCTTGCTTCCTGCTCTCGTTTTGCGCGGGTTCCGTAGTCCCAAGCGTCCAACTCCCTTTTAAGCCTCTCGACCTCGGCCTGTGATGCGGCGAGTTCTTGATCTAAGAGATTCCTGTCTTCAATCATGGTGTCCCTAGACATTCTGGTATTCTCCAAGATGTTGTTGAGCCTTGCGACCTCGGCCTCGGCTCTCTTCCTCGTCTCGCGTTCCTGCCGCAGTTCTTCAGCATTGCAAGTTGCGTCTAGCTCATTCTGGAGTCGGGCGACCTCGGCTTTAGATGCCTTTAGCTCACGCTCTAGCTCCTGCCCAAGCTTCAATCTTGCGGCATCGGTTCGTGGTGTGTCGGTGGTTTTCATTTTTGGTTGGGGAAGATCACTTTTTTCAATGGCACTCCCGCTAGGCTCCCTTCGCAGGGGAAAGCGTGGTTGTATTTGCATCGCGAGCAATAGGGCTGTTCTCCTTCCTGCTTTGGCAACGGGCGGCGGGTGCGGTATCTGAACGCCTCATGGTCTATAGGCATTGCACCCACCTCGTATGGGAAAACATCAAGCCATACTCCGTGTAGCCTATCGTGGTGCTTTGCTTGGACTTGATCCCCTGTGTGGAGTTCCTCGTCTGGCCCAAGCTCTCGCCATTCGGGGATCATTTTGTTGACTGTTCTCTGAAGGCTATTTCTTTACGGAGCCTTTCGACCTCGGCTTTGGATGCGGCGAGTTCTCGTTCAATCATTCGGCAGATTGTGTAATGCACCCAGTCTGAGGTTTTGCCGTCATAGTATGGCTCACGAGCGGCATCTGTGCGTGGTGTGTCGGTGGTTTTCATTTTTGGTTGGAGTTGATTTTCTGTATAAGTTTTTCTACTGCATTCCATTTAGATCGTTCTACTGCTTTTGACGCTTCAAGTAAGCAAGCCCCAAGTCCATCGCTTCGCTTGTGCTTGAAAGTAGTAATTACTTCGCTGTTGATGCGAACCTCGTAGGTTCTTTCTCCTAGAGGGTTGGATTCATCCCCTCCTCCGATGCATTGGCCAGGTAGGGGACTGCTTTGAGAGACATAAGACTATCAACAGCGATTTGTGGGAAATCGCTTGTCAGGGGCATTTGTGCGTATTTTTTTAGATTGTCAGCAATCTCAATCGCTAGGTTCAGAAGCTCCCTGAGCCTTTCGACCTCGGCCACGGCTTTCTTGTGGCTTTCCAATAGTAGAGGAACGCCATGTTGGATTATGCACTCACCTAGCCGAAGACCCAGCTTGTCAGCCATTCCTCGAATTGGTTCGCAGGCATGGACATAGGCTTTGACGCTCTTTTTGTATAACTCGGCTTCTGCCTCGGATTTTTTAATCTCATTCAGAGCAAAGGCTAGTGACTGACGGCGGGACTCTGATTCTGCCTCTGCTTTTCCCGCTCGATTGCAAGCAATGCCAAACTCGGCCTCTAGGAACGAATTGATGTCCTGTGATTGGAGCAAGTCGGATTCTGTTTTTAGGAGTTGGTGATTTAGCTTTGCGATCTCGGCCTTTGCTTCTTTCAACTCTTTCTGCAACTTGTCTGCGTGTTCCCATATTGTGCCAGCGGGGTCTTGACCCTCGGCAATGTGAGCGTTTCGCAGGTCGATATATTTATCCTTCCAGACCTTCCATCCAGAAGCCTTGAATGCCATTTCAAGGATTTCCTTGTGAGTTCTCCTGCCGTCATCACCTAGTGCGGATCGGATCTCTTTTACTTGGGCCTGTGATACGGCTAGTTCTCGTTCCAGTTTTAGTTCATCATTCATTTGTATTTTGGGGTTGGTATGGGTTAAATGTGAAGACCTTGAGTTCCTCGTCGTATCCAGATTCCATCAGAGAAATATTTTCACCGGACAGCTTCGGCATAGGAACCCCATGCACTTCGTCAATTCTTCCTAAAGAGTAGATAAACATGTCGGACTCGAGCGTTTTTTTAGCAGAATCTGTCGGCATATCCTTCATGACGGTGTAAATTTCCCCGTCCTTGGTCCGCTTCTCCTTACTGGTCACTACGAACTTTTGACTCCAGACGCAGAAGTGATTCTCGGTCATGATGATAAGCCTTCCCTGCTCGTAGTTAGGAATCATCACGAGGCGATCGCGGCGATATAAACCCTTTCCTTTAAGGTGATGAGCCAATGACTGAACGAATCCAATGATCAGTTCATTCTCTTGAGGCATCGGAATCACAGGAATAGCTCCATATCTGGCACCTAACCGACCGGTTAGGACCTCATGGATCCCCTGCATTCCTGTGGATTCGTTTTCCGGTGAGGGCGCACCAGCCATTATTTGGCTCATAGTTTTTTGTATTCCTCCCAAGCAGTTCCAAAGACATCGAGATCCCAATTCATTTCCCTGGCAAACGTCTGCCATTTCCAGAAAGGAGCGCGGGCTGGCGGCAGCTTCATTCCCCTTTTAATTTCCCGCCCGATGGCACCAATAGCATCCTCACGATTCTTTTGAGCCTCAAGCCATTGTCTAAATGTAGGCCGTGGCTCTTTCTTCTTTGTCCCGATCTTCGATCTCAGGACATCTCGGAAGTGTTTCTTCCCATTCTCATCGAGATTTTTTACACAATCATTGAGATCCTTGATCCCATCGTAAGGCCAGAAGCCAATGACCCGAAATCCCATGTCCTCGAGCTTGCAAGAGATGGATCCCTCGGCTGAATGCCAACCCTCCCCGGCCTTATCGTGATCCGCTATCAAGAAGAATACCGAGTTCGTCCCAAACTTGTATTCCATTAGTTTTTTCCAACTTGTTGCCCCCCTCATTCCAAAAAGCGCAATGGAATCCGGCCACGCCTGCTCCCACTCCATGACATCGACGAGAGCCAGGGCATCCCACTGCCCCTCTGTGACAAAGACATATTTGACCGAGGAGATTCCAGACTTAGGCAGTACGGCAAATGGCCATGCACCAATACCGGCGGGCCGATACCTCCAAGAGGCCTTCGGAGAAATATTTCCCCTTGAATTAGGAGCAAGGCGTATGTGTTCGCCAAGCATAGCCCCATCGGCGCGGCGGATCGCAAAAGCCTCCCTCCAATCCCCTTGATAAAGGACAGTTCCGCACAGACGTTCCTTGGCGGCCCACTGCATGACCTCCACGCGCAATCCCCTCCACTCGGCCCATCCATAGGCCTGCTCATTGCCCATGAGATCACAAGCCCCCATCCATTCCGTGAGATCGGTCAAAGGCTCAATCACCACCGGCTCAACTGCTGGACGCGCTACCGGAACATTGATCGGCATGGAAGTTGATCTTCCGCCCATGTATTCAAGAGCCGCCTTGACATTCATATTGTGGCGTTGCTTCAGATAGGAAAGAGCATCACCCTTGGCGTCGCAGCCAAAGCATTTGAACCATCCCCCATCCATCGTTTCATGCAGATGAAGGGAAGGAGTTCCCTCCTCGTGAAAGGGACAGATAGCGATCAAGGACGAGCCAGCATTTCGGAACGACATTCCATCCCGTTCCATGATCGCCCTCAAAGGCATCCGCCGCTTAGTATCAGCAATATCGATCATTTTTGCTCTTTTTTGAAGCCCCCCTCACACAACCATGTTTCCAAAACCCACTGAAGGGCCTCGACTTGTTCGCGCATCAGATGCATGCGGTGGCCATTGACTCCGAGCCACAGAGCGCTGGTTCCTGGCTCAGGATTGTTTGCGAGAGAAGACATCTCCACAGAGCAGAGCTTTTTATATCCGTCGCGGAACTCGATGCCCGGGAACCCACCCTTAGGTGAGGCGTACCACTTACCCAGCTTTCGATTGGTTTTCATGTCTTTGGCGTGGTGAAGTAAAGGACCACCAGCACAAGTCCGGTGAGCGCAGAAAGGATCTGATCATTCATTTGGTTGTTTTGAAGTTAGCCCCTCAACGAGGGCATTGATGAAGTAACGGGCGTCCGAAAGATCGGAGACATTCCAGCCTGCACAGCGGGTGCATTTTAGGACGACCGGCTGAGCCGAGGCATCGTTCGTGGCGATGCGCTCGGCTGCTTTTTTGGCCGCGTATTTGGACAGGTGATGACCTTCGCAGCTCACAGCTTCTTCCCTGGAAGTGAAGAACGGAACCGAGGCTCTTCCCTCTTCGTTTCATTGGTCGTGTAGCCGCAGGCGGCACAGTACCAACGCCATAGTCGTTTGATCAGATTCATGACACCTCTCCTGTCGTCACTATTGAATCCTCGTTGCTCCTGTAGCGGTCGTAGGCCTCCAGGGCCTCTTGGACGGCCTCATCGACGATCCCATTAGGCTGACCGCGCCCCATCCGCAAGGCGGACAGGGCCACGGCTAAATCATGGGCGATTTGCTCTAGTTCGCTCATTTTCTGTCGTTCAAAGCGGCCTTTGCGGCCTCAACCGCCTCGACGATTGGTGAAACATCAGCGAGCCACTGCCGTAGCACCGGAGTCGGCCATGCCGTGATCCCTTGAACACCACCGACCTTGGACGACCAGCGACCCCATTGATTCACGATACCATGGTAGTTCACGATTCCGCTCCCCTTGCCGGAGAGTTCCGCAATCTCCTCCTTGGTCAGCACCCGACCGGCCTCGATCGATCGCTTGAGTTCGAGGGCGCTGAGGCTGTTTTTTTCCGCAGCGGCCAGCCACTTTGTTTGCTGATCCATGGTCATGCGGGCCACCACAAAATAGTGTTCCGCGCTCAACTTTTCGGAGCGCAACCCCCGAGGAACATCACTGATGGCCAATGCGCGGGATACATCCGTAGGAGTCAATCCGCACTCGGCGAAGACTAGCTCCAGTTGATCGAGATACCCCTTGGAGGAGGCGAAGGCCAGAACATCGGCAAGAGCGACAGCGCTAGCATTTTGCCAGAAGCTGAAGTTCTTCAGGATCGCAGCGACTTCATCCTTGGATGTGTCAGCCGGAATAGCCAAGCCGTTGTCCACCCACTTGAGAGCGGGGGCCATGTCATCAATCAGTTTTATTTCCATACGTTTTGTGTCTCCAGTGTTTTGTTTTTTGCGCCTCGCTGTAAGAGGCGCAGATTTCTTCTTTTCTCATGTGGCTGCCACCAGGCAACCCCAGCTCTCGCTTCCAGAAGCGCGCATTTTTGCTCACCGCTGCCCGAGAGAGTCCGTGTTTGGAGGCCCATGCCTCCATAGTCCCCATACCGTAGGTCAAAGCCAAATCGGCCGCGTAGGCCAGTCCGGCCGCAAGAAGGCGCACGTTGGCGCAGTGGAGGAAAACACCGCTGATTTTGACGATCAGAGCGGCCTTGCGAGATTCAGCTTCAGTTGCGATACGAGAGTCAACCCATGCCGCGATTTCCATGGCGGCCTTCCTTGATACCCCCCACCTCTCCTGGACCTCATCGGCAACCGTGTCGATCTCTGAAGCCAGATCGGGGAGATAAGAAGCCTTAGAGGAATCAGCCACATCGCGGTCGATGCCAAAGACCAGCCTCTTTGAGGAATCAGCTTGGTGATCCTCAATGTCCGGAGTGGCCGCCCCCCTTAAAAGAGCCCTTTCTTCAGCCGATAATCCTGCCTCGAACTCCTCAAAGGCCAGGATGTAGGCCGTATTTTGCCGCGCTACATGGTCCTCATACTCACCGGTGGGATTGCTCATAGCCCCCTCCTTCCATGAAATGTAGCTACACTTTTAGCTACACTACCCGCTAGAGCCTGATAAATACAGTGGCTGCCCCGCATGGATTTGAACCATGAATTATGTCCTCTCTGTGTAGAACTTTTAGAACCTTTTAGGTTCTCTCTGTAACTATTTGCTTTTTTTTGGCCAAAAGCTACACTGGCTACACTATGGCATCCCTTTACAAGCGGGCGCGCAGCCCTTTCTGGTGGATCAAGTTCATTGATGATACTGGCAGACTGAGGCAGGAATCCACCGGAAAGCGGGTTGATTCTGTCCATGAGACCCGTGAAGCTCGACGCCTGAGGGCCGCCAAGGAGTTCGCTGAGCGAGGAGCCGCGCCCTCCGAACGCTCTGATCGCGATCTTTCCGCGTGGGTTCAGCCATGGCTGGATGTCACCCATAAGAACCAAGATTTGACGCTCGAGAGTTACAGCGGGGCTTGGCGAAACCTTCTTGAATACTTCACCCTGAAAAAGATCCGATCCGCTTCCGAGATCAGCCGGAGGGATTGCTTCGACTATCTGGGCTGGAGGCAGAACGCCGATAACAAGAATAAAAGGAAGAGGAACGCTTGCGCCAAGGTGAAGCTGAACACCGCCCTCTTCGATCTGAGGATCTTGAGGAAGATCCTGAATGAGGCCGTCGCGCGCGAGTATATCGTCCGGAATCCAGCCGCTCGTATGGGAATCAAGGCCGAAAAGGTTGAGGAGAAGCCGGAGATTAGCGACGAGGAACGCGCGATAGTTGAGGCTACCTTCCCCCCCATCCCCGATTGGAGGGAGATCAGTTGGACTATCGCAATCAATCAAGGGTGCAGGTTGTCCGAAACCAGCCTCCCCCTCTCCATGGTGGATTTTAAGGGTGACAAGATCACCTTCCGCCTGAAGCGCGGAAGAATGCACACCACCAAGATGCTGCCAGCGGTTAAAGCACTCCTCCTCAAGCTGAAGGAGGCGGGACTGACTCACACTTGGGCCTTCCATCGGAACGCCTCGCGTGATTGGGGGCGCATCCTTCAAGGGCTGGGATTGCATTTCAGTTTTCACTCCACCCGCGTGACGGTCATCACGCGATTGGCGAGGGCGGGCGTGAATGAACAACAGGCGCGGAGGTTTATTGGTCATGCTAGTTCTGAGATTCATGCTATTTACACGCGGCTTCAGGCTGAGGATCTTGATTCTTGCGTGAGCGCGCTGACTTCGGCAAAGCCAAGGCAGGATACGCCTCCGAAACCCGAAATGGTCGTCCGGCGGCGGATCGGTCGGCCAGCCAAGCATAGGCGTGTTTGAGGGTTGTCCTGGAGCCGTACTTCATGATGTAACCGCATCGGCACATCGCGCTCACAAATGTCGACGAGTGACCCATTTGTTCGGCGAGTTCCTTTTTTTTGAGGCCCTTCACGAGTTCTTGAGGTGGGCGATGAGGAGTTCACGAATCAGCCCCGAGAGCGACTTGCCAGTGGAGGTGGCATATTTCCTGGCGGAGGCCGCTAGAGCTGGCGGAAGTGAGATTCCCGTTACACGAGCGCGTTTGGATGGTGGTACGATTGGTCTTGGCACGCCTACATTCTTAATAATTCCTGTTATGTCTTTGCAACTAAAATCTAAGCGGCCTGCTTATTCTTGAAAAATTGACAATTTTTAATAATCACGCGAAACTACTTGCATGAAGAAGTTACCAAGCCGCACCAAGGATCTAGCGTCCCCCGTAGGCATAGCACTCAGACCCTCGATCAAAAAAAAGGCAATGATCGTGGCCCGAAGAGATGGCCGTACCCTATCGGGATTGGTGGCCCATTTGCTCACCCAGCATTTGAAGAAGAATGGAATCACTCTGGAAGAATCACCAGAACCTTGAGTAAGAATTCCGGCGCGCACCCATGAGCGAAATTGGCCTCCTGCGAGAATAAACCCCCTGCCCATCGCGGTCGGCGGCTGACCCCATGACCGCATCGGGAGAAGTATTGGCTTCGATCGTCGTCAGGAAATTCCCTTTCTTACCCTGGACGAAGCCGACATGCGCGATGCGACCCTTGAGCGGGAAATAAAGCCCGAAGACATCACCCGCGCCGATAGCGGCGGCTGGAACCCTCTTGGTTGCAGGGAACCATGCCGGAGCCCATGCGGAGCGAACGGCAGGAATCCCCATTTCCGCGTGCATCGCGGTTACGAAGCTCGCGCAATAAGGACTACCAAGCGGAGCACCGGCCGCCGCGTTCCACCGGTCGATGTCAGAAGAGCGGTTGGGCGTTGTCTCCCTCACCGCCAGGTGCGTCCTAGCGTATGCCACCAACCTGTCCCCGTCACCGGCTAGAGATTGCGCAGCAGCACATAAGCAGAGAGCAGCAATACAGTAGTCCATAGAATGAGGTGTGCCTTGACGGCCTGCCAGCGAGTCAGTTTCGCCCACCATTCACCCGTGAAGTAGTCCTTAAACCAGAGCGAATAGAGGAAATAGGCCGAGGAGGAGATGGCAAAGAGACAGACCAGGTTGAAAATCAAGATACTGAGAGTCCCTAACTCCACCACAGAGGCAGTAGGATCGAGGAGACGGATCCAGTTGTTACCGGATACGAACAGGAGAAGCGTAATCGGGAGGAGGATCAGCAGATCCGCCCATTGGTGGATGGATCGGAGGATAGATCGGAGGTTCATGGCAGAAATCCCGCTATAGAGCGTACCACGATGCGACCCGCGCCGTAGCCAGCACCGAACCCAATGACAAAAGCGGCACCCTTAAGCCAGATGCGATACTGACTGAGGACGGGAATGGCATCGGAGAGCCCCATAAGCCAGAGAGCCATGGCGATGGCGCAGAGGTATGGGATGATGTCGCGCTCCTTGGCGACTTGGTGAAGCTCCTTCCGCTGCGCGGAGATGGTCACATCCCGATCCGCAACGGCTTGGACGAGCTGGCCTACCTCGGCATCCTTGGCCTCCAGGGCACGGGAGGATTCCTCCACCTTGGCATCAGCGATGGCGATGGCGGCGCGGGCGGCTGGGACATCCCCGGCCTCGAGTCGATCACGGGCCACCTTGACAGCATCGTGAGCACGCTGCAGAGGCACCGAGACCGAGGCAAGCGCAGGTGCAGTGTAGCGAGGCTCAGGCCTGGCCGAGCAGCCAGAGAGGGCGACCGCGCAGAGAAGGATGAGGCAGAGTCTCATTTTTGCTTTGCGGCTTGGGCGTCTATCGCCTTCTTGATCTCCAGCGTTCGCTCGTCGATGCGAGCCAGGACCTCGGCCCTCTGCTGCGCTGACAACTCGATGGCCGCGATGCGCGCGCTCTGAGCCGTATCGGCCTCCTTAAGCGAGCGAACTTGCTCAGGGAGAACGATCCAGCCATTGAGCGCCGAGAAGGCAGTGATGATCAGGGCCACTCCCGCGATTAACTCTGCGACAGTGATCTTTACCCCGGTCTGGTTGCGGACTTCATCGATGCTCATCTCATGGGTATTTACTTTGCGGGTGCTGGTGCTTGCGGAGCCGGAATCCAAGCGGGACGGGGGAAGCCGTTCGGGAATGCGGCCCTCATGCGTTCGCCTTGGGCCTTGCGTTCGGCCTCGGAGGGCTGAGTTGGGAAAGCCATCCCCTCTGTCACGACATTGACGGCATCAGCGGCAACGGCGGCAGAGATCGCGGCTTCCAGTTGCTCCTGAGTCCAGTTGCCAGCCTCGTCGTAGGATTCACCCTCCCAGATCGTCACGGGGAAACGGGTCTCGTAGAAGAGAACTGTGACCTTCTTGGCAATCGGGTCGTCGATCGCCTGACGCAGGGTGAGCGAGTTGATCGTGACCTCGCGGGGTTCAGGTGCAGGGTGATTGGGCATCGCGGGACGATCCGCGATGGTGATTGTAATAGGGGCGATGAGGTTCATGGCTTGGGGTTAATGGGGTTAGAGGTTAGAGTTGAATGAATGGGGGAAGCCCGACGAGTTGGGCGAGATTGATGGGTTGCGGAGCGGATGCGCCGCCACCTGTTGAAAGTTTCTGCCACCCGTATCCGAGGCTAGGGCGACCACCGACTGTCCAACCGCCCGTATTAGCTAGTAGCCAAAGGAATCCACCTTCGCTGACGACATCACCTTGAGCGTAGTAAGTGTAATTGCCCCACGCCTGCGGAGCATTGGGGATAGTTGCTTCAGTATGTGTTCCCGTTAGTCCCTCTCCATAGGCGACTCCAGAGAGTACTTGGTTTGCGGCAGGAAGACTATATGCGTAAACCACCCGAGTTGCGTTGATGTACTTGTAACCATCAGAGCCCACGCCATTTCCATCCTGATTGAGTCCGCTATGTTGAACCCCGTTGATGAGGTAGACTGGCCACCCAATCCACCACGCGAGATCCGGCCCCCAACCAGTCATGAGACTGCCATTAATCCAAAGCAAGTTATCGCCGGTAATAGTACCCGCCGAGGAAGTTCCCTGTAAGTAAACAGAACCAGATACGTAATCGTAGGCCGAAATAGCAATGTCACCTGCTGTGGAATTGTAGAGAGTTACGCCATTGTTTCCTTGATAAGCATAGTAGATGATATTCCATGCCGAGGAGTTTGTAAGAGTTACCCCGCTAGACAATCCGTAGTTACTTCTAACCTCAAGATTAGCAGCGGTGGAGTTTGTAAGAGTGATAGAGTCGGTACTATATGTACTGCTGACATATATATTTCCAGCCGATGAGTCAGCAAGCGTTACGCTACTACCGCCACTCCATCCCCCGTCAAGGTAGATATTGCCTACATCCGAACGTACAAGAGTTAGGTAGGCAAAGAAATTCGGGGTACTAGCGATGCCACCCGCTTGGACATCTGTTAGGGTTAGGTTTGTGAACCTCTGAGGAAGACTAATACCACCCAGCACCGAACCATTAGGAATACCCACCACGGAGATTAAGAGATCACCGTACCCCAAATTATTAGTTACATTAACGTCACCGAAGTTACCCTCACCCAGATCTATAGTCCAAGGCACTTGCGGGCCGTAATTGGAAGCATACGCTGCCGAAAATGCGCTATTAGCTGAAGCAAACGGGAATTGGGTAGAGCCATTGCCGGTGTTGTCATCACCAGTAGTTCTAACCCTTAGTATTCCATCGGTCGGTAGGGTTTTCCCGTTAAAGTAGAACAAGCCATTAAAAACGCCAATGCCTTCGGAGTTGAGGTATCCTTGCGTACTTAACCCACCAATAAAGTAAGTGTTAAATCCCCAAACCCAGCCAGTGAACCCGCCGTTATATGTGGCATTTCCATTGACTGTGCCGGCGTTGTAGCTATTGTCGTTGAACGTGGCGTTGCCTGTGACTGTGCCGTAGCTGAAGCTATTGTCGTTGAACGTGGCGTTGCCTGTGACTGTGCTACCGTTGTGGCTAGAGTCGTTGAACTCGGCATCTCCTGTTACTATGTTGGCGCTGTAGCTATTGTCGTTGAACGTGGCGTTGCCTGTGACTGGGCCGACGTTGTAGCCGACATTAAACGTGGCATCTCCTATTGCTCCAGTAAAGTCTACATAACCAGTATTAACGTAGATGTGATCAAGCGTTACTGACGTAGATGGGCCGCCAGTCATCGGGGCTGTTATATACACAGTATCCCCAGTAGCAGGAAGAGCCGCCGCAGGAGTGGTAAACGAGGCATCATTCCACCAGTTACCTAGCGTGTCCCATGCCGTATCAACTGCGGCGTTGTAGTAAAGATTAGCCATATTCTACGGCTGTTTAATCGGGCTGGATACGAGTCAGGTTCCCAGCGGCGTCGTAGGTAAACATGAGCCAGAATACCGCCGTGCCATTCAGCCGGAACGTCATGTAGGTGGGCTTAGACGGAAATGCCGTGAGGCTGTATGCGATCTCAACGTCATTGTGCGGCGGGATCGTGAAGCTAGTCGAAACTGGCAGGGGTGTAGCGCGCAGTTGGGCATCGGTGAGGGGACCAGTGACCGGAAGCGGGTTTCCCAGGTCGTTCTTAAACTCAAGCTCCAATCCCGCAACGATTTTTACCGGCAGAGGATGTTCCTCGGAAACGGCTACCGGCCTCTGTTGAGCGTCGAGAAAGACCTCGGCATCTGCGCCGACGGTTTTGGAATATCCAGCGATGGAAGTTGTGTCCGGGTTCATACCAGAACCACCCCCTGTCAACCCCCAAAACTAGATCAGCGATTGTTCAATCGTGACGGCGAGAGCAGGAGAGGAGTAACGATACAACCCGACAACCCATTCCAGCTCCATGAGCAAGCTGATGGAGGCACTAGATCCGATGGCGGCGGCCATTGCTTCTGTATTGAGATTCAGGTCGAAGACATAGGCCGCTTGATCACCAATCCCGATTTTGGTCCACGAATTGGCCTGCGCAAGGAAAGATCCGCTAGGAGTGGACTTCAGCGCCAGCCTGCCCGTTGCCTCATAAGGAAGTTCGATCGCTTTATCACCTTCCAAAAAAACCACCTCAATCGGAAGCAGATCACCCCGACGCAGGGAAAGTTGTGATGATCCCACCCAAGCAAGAGTTTTAGTTGAGATAGCTAACTGCATGCCCACTGACAAAAACGTCAACTGGCATCAGCCTTCTTCTTGGCCCTTCGTATCGCCAGTTTGACGATGGTTGTTCCTGCCAGGTCCACGAAAGGAAGGCCTCTTTTACCCGCTTCTTCCCTTAGCCAAGCGACGATGGTTGGGATGTTTTGCTCGCACCATTCAATCCCTCGTGAATCCATTTCGACGGCGCGGCGATTGCACGAGCATGTAGGGGAAGAGGTGATCCCGATACGATTTAAGAGGCCCTTCAGCTCGGTGCCTACCCCATTAGAAACCGACAAATCGTGTTCAGCGACTTGCGGATTTATTTCAAGCCCAGCATTGATGACTTTGGGAACCCCTCCAAATTCTATCGACCATTTGCCGTTGGAGAATGCCCATATATTGAACCACGCAGCGGCACCGAGAGGGAGATCGGCCTCGATTTCATTGGCGGTGATATTCGAGGTAAACAAGATATTCCTTGCCTCATCATAAATGACCAACTTGGATTCGGTCACCCGCTCGATATTGAGCCTAATAGTTGTCATTAGACCGCAGGAAATGGGTAATTGTATCCGCACCATTCGCTTGTTGCCGCACTAAACACTTGATTTATGCAATCATCGTAGCTGACGGTGATTGATCTACCCGTCCCCGCCCATTCAGTAGACCGGACGTTTTTGTAGCAGACGACAACTCCGGAAGGATTCACGCCAACTGCCTCGACGCTGTTTAGTTTATTGACTGGGCCGCACTCCACAGTAACCGTAGAGCCTGCTCCAGTAGCGGCTGTGATATTACCGACAAATACAGGGCCACAGCCACTGCAGGTAGATCCGTATCCTGGATTGCTCCCTAATCCACCAACCTTGTAAACCGAAAAGCAAGGTGGGCCAGTTACCACCCTTGAGAACGGGGGGCACAAGGGATCTGTGCCGTAATCGAATTGAGTGAATGTACCGCATTGACTTGAGGCGGCAGGAGTCCATATTCCGGTCGGTTGCTGATTGGCGCAAGGGCCGCAAGATGGAATGACCTCATAGCAGACGGTTCTTTGGGAGGAAGTCGATGCAACGGACAGAACCGACACCGACCCGGCAGGAATAGAAAACGTATTGAGTCTTTCCCATCCATTGCCACCCTTGTCGTTTGGACCTCCGTGATTATCCAAATAAGCCGTTCCCACGACTGTATCACTACCATAGTAGCCCCAATTAAATGTAGCTCTGCTGCATAAATGACTCAGCCACGCTTTATCCCCAGGCTTATAGGTGACCTCCATAGATCCGCCGAGCGAGTTAAGTGTAGCGGCGTTGAATTGAATATATATCTTTTTGGAGTTTCCTCCGGTCGGATCCCCGTCATAAAGGACCGTTCCATCATTAGCCCTTAGAACAACGTGACCCACCCCGGCATGACATGACCCGTAGGCGCACTGAAACCAGATAGGCCCCTCTCCTGGCTGAGGGCATGGAACCTCCTTTAGTATGTCTGTGCAGCAGGGTGTCATTTTAATGCGATGATTTTCAAGTGAGCCTTGGCCGAGGAATTGGGAGGAAGCGCGGCGCATGTCAGGTTGAAGACGCCACGTTTACCTTCAGTTACCAGACTTGAGTTGAATACCTCCGCGCTCGTGGAAGCCACATCATAACCGAGCGTCATGCCAGGATCGGGATTTCGATATTGAGCGATCCCGTTCTCCATGATCCCGAAAAACATCTTCAGCCCGAAGGAGGCCCATGGGTAGTTAGAGATGCGGCCGTCGATCGAAGTCCAGAAGTTGATTTTAATCACCCCCTTGAAATCCTCATGCAGAAAGAAGTCACCGAAGGATCTCGAGTTCGCCGAAAGAGGGATCTCGGCGTCCATTATTATTCTCCACTTTTCCCCATCAAAAGGATCCCCGTTAAAAGTTGCGTAATCCGTGGGGGTTTCTGGAAGAATGATCTGACGGCGCGCATTCAGCGTATCCAGAGTTGATTCACCAGGGAATGTCATGCCCGAGGAATCCGAGACTACCCAATCAGCCCCAGTAATATCGTCTTCTTCAAGCTGGTCGTTTCTCAGAACATAGACAGATGCGCCATCCTGAGCAGTCCTGGAGGCAGGTGCCGTATAATTCCAGATCAGGAAATTATCCGTAGCAGGAGTGGTCAGATTTCTCGCCGAGGAGGAGTCAGAGATATTTTCGGTGAATGGCCTTGAACCAATGCATCTCTTGTCAGAACCCCATTCGCTCCTTCGAGCAAGCTTTCCCTGGAGGACTCCGCTAAGGGCCTCTCCATAAGTCCTTGGCCCAAAGAACTGGACGCCATCGATTACGGGGTTTTGTTCGATGACTTCCGTAACGACAAAACGGATTGAGAATGCAGTAACTAAAATGCCTCCATTTTTAGTTCCATTGATGCCGCAGACGGTGTTGCCTCCGCTAGAGCCTACGGTGGCGCTTGAAAAGAAGTTCGGCAAGTACGGCCCCTCAAAAGTGGCCGTGAATGTCCCCGCGACCGCTGGCGTGCCCCAAAATCTCAACCCCTCATTGTTTCCCTCCCAGTTTAATCCGGGTGGGATGGTTCCCTCTTTTTTCCATCGTGCGAAGCGATAATTTCCGCCAGCAAGGGTGACATCGTTGTAGGGATCGGTTATCGAGAACTGATTTTTCCTCAGTCGCACAGTAGCCACGACGGGAAACTCAACGGAGAAGGATCTCGTAACCTCCGGAGCGGCATCGTGATTGATCCCCCCTGACTGATTGGCAGCAATGGTCACCGTGCCAGTCTTGCCGGTCAGCGTGATGGTATTCCCAGAGATTGCGGCAACGGCGTCACCACTTTTCACCGAGAGAGCGACGGGCAGCCCACTGCTTGAGGTAGCCGTGACCGCGAATGGTGCCTCCCAAGGAGCTTTGGAGGAGATCGATGCCAGAGTGATGCTCTGCGAGAGCTTCGCAACAGCAAAGCTCGTCGTGACTTCTGTTGCGGCAGTGTAGTTGGCGTCTCCTGACTGATTAGCGGCGATGGTAACTTGGCCGGTCTGACCTGTCAGTGTGATGGTATTGCCAGAGATCGTGGCGACATCGGAACCACTCTCCACCGAGAGCGTGACCGGCAGGCCACTGCTTGCCAAGCCAGCCACCGTGAATGGAACCGCGTTAGGGGCTTTCGATGAGATTGATGCCAGAGTGATGGTCTGCGAGAGTTTCGTGACAGTGAAGCTCCTTGTGACTTCTATTGCGGCAGTGTAGTTGTCATCCCCTGGCTGATTGGCGGCAATAACCACAGTTCCGGTCTGACCTGTCAGCGTGATCGTATTGCCAGAGATCGTGGCAGGGCCACTCTTCACCGAGAGCGTGACCGGCAGGCCACTGCTTGCCAAGCCAGCCACCGTGAATGGAACCGCGTTAGGGGCTTTCGATGAGATTGATGCCAGAGTGATGGTCTGCGGAAGCTTGGCGACAGTGAAGCTCCTGGTGACTTGAGTAGCGGCAGTGTAGCTGGCATCCCCTGACTGATTGGCGGCGATGGTAACAGTACCGGTCTGGCCCGTCAGGGTGATCGTATTGCCAGAGATCGTGGCAACATCGGAACCACTCTGCACCGAGAGCGTGACAGGCAGCCCACTACTTGCCGTAGCCGTGACCGTGAATGGAACCGCGTTAGGGGCTTTCGATGAGATCGATGCCAGAGTGATAGTCTGAGAAATCTTTGCAACCCTCGTAATCGCCGGCCATTCGACTGTCCCAGAAGGACGAGAAAACGGGCGCAGATCGGTCCAGAAATTGATCGCACTTGAGGTGAAATATCCCGACGGATCCGCAGGCAAGGCCGAGTTCTGGCCAACCCCAACTGGAGCCAGATTAGGAGGAGCGCCGGTGGTGCCATTCCCATTATTTTGCCTGGTATAGTAAATCAGTCCGGAGAACCCGCCTATTGTGGTCGTGTTCGGGACCGATGGCAGATCGTTCGGAAGCCTGCCTGCAAGAGTCAGAAGCTCACTCGAGGGAAGGCATTTGATGGAAATAAAGGAAGAAGTGTCTTGGGATCCATAAATCCAGGGCGAAACACTCGCGGCACTCTCTCCCGAGAATTGAAGGTCAAGATACGATCCGCTCCAGGCGGTATTTTGATACCACAGGGCAATGCGCTTTGTTTCCCCTGCGGAAAAATACAGCTTTGTTTCCACAATGTAGTTGTCCCATGCACCCCCATTAACAGAAACCTGAAAGACATCATCGACATTCAGCCTACCAATCTTAAAGGTACCAGCAACCGGCGCGGTGACATAGAGGGGAATCAGCGCGGTGAAAATCGACCCACCATTGAGGCTTGTGGTTGCCATAAACCTACCTCACGGAATCGCGCCTCACCCTCATCAGGAATGGCACAGTGGTCACTTTTTGGAGGAGAGGCCCGGCCGCCGTCTCTGGACGTTCAAACATCATTTCCAGCTCGCAGCTCACATTGACTTCCGTGGTGATGTCGTTTTCATAATCCATTAGGAAATCCGAAAGAGCAGGATTCTCCATCGAGACATGGAGCCAATAGTTCTGAATGAACTGCCCTGCTGCAATCGAGCTGGTCCTTCGGAACGACCCCTCCGATGTGGTCAGGAATGGCGCTTCGGTATCCATCCCCTTCATGGCAAATCTCGCACCGACGAGAGGGAGCTGGGCCTCGGATCCACCGGATGTGAAAGTGATCTTCAAGAGAAGATCATCCCCATACCTGGCCTGAGTAGCGGAGGCCTCAAGAGCAACCAGCCCTCGAACGACATCAGCCGCGCGCGCCGTAGCAGGATCGGGAAAAGTAGCTACCCAGGTATCCGTGTTGATGCTGACACTCTTGAATATCTCCTTGCGCCCAGCGGTATCAAACACACCAATGGTAAATACTTCTGACACACTATCTCCATCCCCATTGCTGGCAGTCAGGGTGATGATCCATATTCCAGGCATCTGCCCCGATCCTGAGAGAACGCCCGTTTTGGTGTTAAATACGAACCCATGAGGAATGACTTCCTCGGGCAATATGGCCCACTCGGTCGGAGAGTTCGTGGCTGAAAAGCTGAACGAAAACGGCTGGCCCAACCCGAAGGTCAAGGCGCTTTGAGTTTTATTGATGACAGGAACGGGCATACCCATCCCCTTCCCGTCAACGATTACGAAGGATCCTGAATGAGATACCCGACATAGCCTTGAGTGTCGGTATCCTCCTGGATGTCGAACTGGCCGATCCTGATCCTCAGGATGAAGTCCTCGGTATCCACCGGATAGGTACCCGGTATCAGCGCCAAGCTCTTGGAGTAAATCAGTCTCTGGCCATTCATCCCGGAGGGTGTTTTGACAAACTGAATGCCGAGGGTATGGCGGGAAGTCACATCAGTCAGCACGACTTCCTGCTCAAGGGCAGGAGGCAGGAAGTCATATCCAGCGATGTTCGACCCCACGGGCGCGGGGGAGGTGGTATTGCGCCTGACTCCGAACTCGAAGATCACCGAATACACTGCTGCGGTGGACGCTCCGATGGCTCGGAACGTGAAGGCTTTCGTCAGAGTAAATGAGGATCCGATGGCCAGGCTCTGAGGGGTAAAGCTGACCGAATAGGCAGTCCTCTCAAATGCCGCAGGGTAGAATGAGTTGGTTTTCTTGGAATGGATCCAACCCGCGATGGAAGCCGACGCAGGCAGGATGGCAGCACCTTGACCACGAAGGCTGAATGTATTTTCTCCAGAATAGGAGATGGCATACTCGGTGCCGTTCGAGAACCCCTGAGGAGATGAAAATCCCTCGGGAGTAACCACGAGGCCATCCTCAAGAAGCGGAGAATCCATCGCCGTGGTAAAGACGCCATTGGAAACGGAAGTGATTTGGCGCGTGATCGAGCGCTTATTGACCACCTTGTAGTAGAGCGTTCCGTTCGAGGCCACATGATCCCCTTGATTCAGCGCCCTGGCGGGATAGTTCCCCCCTGCCGGAATGGAGAGTGGAGTGGTCACATTGTTGAGGAAAACCTGTCCCTTGGTCGAAGAAGCAGGCGGGAAATCCCCATTGACCAGCACCCCGCTCAGGTTGGTCACGGTGGCCGTATGAACCGCACCCAGCAGGCCGAGGGCAGGCTGGGGAAGCTGGTCGATTTTATCGAGCGTGGAGATAAGCATGGCGTCAGCGGATGATGGTGATTTGGGAGGCTGGCATCCAGAGCGAGACCTTGCCGGTCGGATTGGCCGAGGAGTCGTCGATGTCGAACGCCGTGAGCCTAACCGACAGGGTGAAATCCCCCTGAGGAACCGGATCACCCTCGACCGAAGCCCCGTAGACCATTGCGGTGGATTTGGATCCATTGCGCTTCATCGTGATCGTGAACTGGCGTTTTTCCGAGGCCATCGAGAAAGTGAGAGGCGTCTCAAGGATGACGGCCGCAGAGGCGGCTGCCCCCACCCCGGGATCTTGAGCGGCGAGCGGAATGGCCAGGACTTGCAGGATATATTCACAGCCGTAGGAGACCCCCAGCGCGTCAAATCCAGAAGTGATCAGCGCAGTGTTGGTCTCAAGCGAGGCCGAGAGGGTGGATTCGCTTGGGAAGGAGCTTTCAGAAATCAGCGTGCGATAGAGTTCCCGATCCATGTCCGAGGCATACCATCCTCCCGATTTCCATTGAGTGGCCCGATAGTAGATCGTCCCGTCTGACGCGAAGACCCCATTGACGGGAACCAGCGCGGTTTTCCGACCTGGTGCAGGGGGGAGCGTGATGGGGGCGGTGGCCCTGTAAACTCCGGCCCCCGCAGGAAGGGATGCGGTATTGACGGGAGTTCCCTGTATCGCGCGTGGAAGACGAGGAGGCTTCGATCCCGATCGGGTAACGGGCCATATTTTGGGATCTGCGGTAGTTCCGATGAAGGGAATGGAGAGTGTAGTAAGCAAGGTGGAGTCTTGTTTTGCAGCCACGGTGGCGGTTTTGAGAGCCTGCTCCTTTGCCGCCGCTGCCGCATCCAGGGCGGCCTGCTTGGCGGCCTCGATCTGAGCTTTGATTTTTTCCAATTCGGCGGCAGCCTTCTGGTTTTGTTCCTGAAGGTCTGTTCCCGGGATAACCACGGGCGGTGGCGTAGTACCACCGGAAGATGGCGCTGAAACAATCTGGGAAGCAATCGAGACCGTCGTGTTCTCGAGTGACAGATCGGGGAGGAGTTCTCCAAAGGGTGGCAGGACGTTTTTTTGATCCGGCATGGTGGTGGAGACACTCACGATGGTCGAGGACTTCGGGATGAGTGATTCGATGTAGGCGAGGCGCTCGCTGATCCGCGTGAGCGTGTCGTCAAGGGTCACGATCTGCTGGATCGTATGAGTGTGGGTTTGGAAAGCGCTTTTTGGCCCAGCCGCAAGGATCGTGACAGAAAGTGAATTGGGCAGTGGTGGAGTTGCGAATTCCAATTCCACCGATCCCGCGTCCAAGATTGTCACCTCATAGGAAGACGGGGAAAGCAGCTTACCCCCCGCACGATTCTCTCTCACAGAAACCGCCGCCAGATCATCCGAGTCCAAGTGATGAGGGATAGCAAACGTCGTGGCCGCGCCATCTCCGATCACTGCGGTGTAATTTTGCTGGCCCGTGATGACCTGATCCGGAGTGAATGGGATGTAATCCCTACCCGATGGCGGCCTCAGCCAGTCGATCATCCCCGTAGTGGAGAACTCGCTGAAGATCAGGGGGCGCGTGATGGTGACGGTATCGCTCCAGAGCTTCCTGCGTATTGTGGGAGGGAGCGGCTGACCTTGAATCGGCCTGGAGGTGAAGAAATCGGCTTCCGCCTCGAATTGGAGCTGCAGGGCCTGAGTGTCGGACAGCGCGGACCGAAGTTCCGGAGTATCGAGATTGAGATTGAATCCCCAATCCCCAGGAGGTGCCGAATAGACATTGACCCCCAAGACGGGAACATCCACCCCCGCAAGAGCCCCCTTGAACTCGATATGGAGGACAAATGAGGTGGGATTAGTGACTGCCACTTCAGCTTTCTTTCCAAATGGATCTACTTCAACCTTGAGAATATCATTAAGCGCCGTTGCTACCTGAGCGGCCCCGTCCGTGATGTCTAGGAGGGCCGTGCGAGAGAGTCCCCTTTGAAGCTGAAAGGTTCCTCGAAATGTCGGTGGGATATAGAGTTTTTGGATCGTGTTCCAAACAACTGTTCCTGACGGATCGATTCCTCCGTTCTGAATCACTGAAGAGGACGGGGAATCGGGAAGCGATTGATAGGGAAGATCAGTGAAAGCGAGCGGAGCGATCCGAAAAACCATCCGGTAAACCCATGACCCGTTGATCAGTGATCCGTCAAAGGCGACGAAACAGAATGGATAAAGCGTGTTGGAGGCGGCGGACAGGGTGACGGCCCCACCGGATTGCTTGCGGATCAGAAAGGATTTTCCGACGGACTCAACAATGAACGGGTCGCTAGGGGAGAGGGAATCCAGCGCCGCTTTGATTTCGCGCGGTCCGCAGGAGTAATCCAGGAAGGGAGTGAGTTGGTTGCTTCCTACCCGGATCTTGAATCGTCCCGAGGTAGGGTATTGCTGCTTATACCCCAAGGCGACACGGATCGAGGCGACATCCTGATCCTTTTCGAGGAAGCCAAGCGCCGCGTCGCTCTCCAAAAACCGCAGCGCATAACTCAGGTTTCCTCCAGCGATAAAAGTCGGCCATGTGATTTGGGTTCCCGAGACAGTAGACGCGGCCTTCCCGTTCTTTAGATCGCAGTAAATAACCGATGGGGATGGCATGCCCTATCGGTCGGCGTCAACTACCACCCCATAGGCGGCAAATCGTCGGTAGGAGGATCATCATCCCTGACAAATTGCCTGAAGTATTGGATTGGTGGAGCCACGACCGTGTAAGGAAACAGGGGATCAAGTAATGGAACGGCACTCACAGCCCCTTCCTCCGCGAGGCGCCCTCGAGCGCGGGCTATTTTATTTGCCCCGTATTGATCGACGGCACTCATGCTGTCCAGAAGTCCCCCCTCCCGTCAGTATCATTCCAGAGGGCGGAGATAATACGATCCCCCTCAGCCGCGATCGACCCCATTGTTCCCGCTGGAACAAAAGTGTAGCGACCTACGAACCATGCCAGGAAGGGATCAAGGCCAGGGTCGGTCACGTTTCGCGGAACCAGATTCTTCTGCTTGTAGCAGAGGTTGTAAAAGAGGTTGTGCTTGATGAACGGCGTCCACTTGGGGATGCCATCCTCCTCTTCAGTAAACGACGTACCGCCCGTGGCCGGTGATAGCCAGTAGATGGTTGAGACAAGGATTCTATCCTCGCCTACGTCCCCAAAGGACCCTGCCAAGCGCTCCTCGAATGTAGGTGGCGACGAATCCTCCGGAAGGATTGGTCCAAACAATAGTCGTGCGCGCTCCCCCTTGGCCGCCAAGTTGTCCGTATTGTACCCCACGCTGTAGTCCACGATCTGGCCCGTGACCAAGTTGCCTGGCAAGTCCACACTAAGTTTGGTTGTGGCGCGCGCCATGGCGATCCATACATCGCATTTGACAATACTAGGCCCATTTCCAGAATCGGTCAAATCATCCAAGTTGATTCTAATGGAGTCGAAATTACTGGAACCAACATTAAGCGCCGTTTCCCTGCGAAGACCTATTGCATAGAAAAACTGTGGGATTTTTTCCTTTTTGAGAGCGCCCCCAGAAGCATAGGGATCCCTAGGATCCCTTACATCACTAGACTTGATTTTGATAACAGGGTTTTCGAGAAGGCCAATTTCAGCCCCCTCAATAAGCCTTCCCGTTCGGTTGTATCGTGGATTGATGGCCTGAGCGGTTCCATTCCTGGCAGTTGCACGAACATCATCCTCGGCGCGCGGAACCCTCGGATCAATGCCATTGACAAACCCGGGTGCCACAGAGAAATGCCATGCCCCGTCCTTGAATAAAACCCCCGTCTCCCATGCATGGCCGGTGAGGGCCGAAGGAGTCTTGATGGGGGGCTTCTTCAGTTTTTCTTTCTTCCGTTCAGGAATAAGGATGATCATGAGGCAAAGATGAGGCTGCGGGGTTTCCCGAACTGCTTGATGGAGATATGGAGCAGATCATGGTAGACAAGCTGGTGGAGCCCATGCGTTTTGTGCCAGATTGCAACCGGATGAAAGTGCGCGTTGGCAGGAGGAAAGATACTTGCTTGCAGGCCGATGATGAGATTGTTTTGGGCCGACGCTTGGTTGGTGGCCATCATAGCTCCATTGGGCTTCAATTTGATGATTACCCCGATATAAGCGCGCTCGTAGGCATCAAAAGAGATCGGATATTGAAAAACAGCACCCTCATCTGATATTTTTTTATTACCGATCATCGGCTCGATACCATTCACAAACCCCCGGTCAATCTTGCAACGGAACTCGTTTCGATCAAGAAACCCTTCCGTATAAAAAGCGCCACGAAAGGACCGCCTCGGAGTACGCGTTGAGTCGGGCCGAATAAGCGGTTCCGGTTTATTTTTCTTGTAGGCTAGGACGATCATTTTAGCTGTAGATGAAACTATTCCACCCATGGGGAGAAAAATCCCACGTCTCGGTAATTTCATGATCATTGCCGTGGATGGAAACGGCATCTGCCGACTTGAGCCAATACTGGTGCTCAGAGGCACCTGACCCAGCCCTTCCACGCGGGAGTGAAACGGGAGCCGATTCAGGAGGATCCTGGATTTGCCCCAAGCCCCCACCCAGTTCCATATAAGCCCCCGGCAATACCTTTGTTTTGGTAAGGGAACATGTTGGGCTTAAAAACTCCTGCACGCCATACATGGGATTGATCCCGACAATGAAATTCCCAGCCCTGTCCGTTCCGCTGCGGCTACTCCTGCCGGTGGGATCGTATTCCGGCCAGATCCATTCCCCATCCTGAAGCCTCCCCTTGTAGGTATTTTTGAGATAACTTATTTTTTTATGCATGGAGAGCGGCATCAGGTTTAGTGAGACTGACATTCCCCATGTCTCTCTGGCCGCTACTCCCCATTCCGCAGAGGCCGGTCCACCAGTAACGAAATCAGACCCACTTTCATAGATGTCATAGCGAGTAGATACCCCCTCACCCAAGTCTTCCATTTCACTCCGCACGGGAACCCAGCGGTATTGACCCACTGAAGGCAACGAAACCTCATCTTCGTTGAATTGATTTTGAAACCCATCCCTTGCAATCGTGCATGTCCATTTCCCCTTGGTATAGGAGACGCTATGGACGCGCCCTACTGGAAGTGATCCAATCGTTTTTGATGGAATGCTCATGTGACTTATTGCTCCTGAAACCCGTAGATGTCTCGGTTCCACCCCCCCGGGCCAGAGAGTAGATATTTTACTGTGTAGGTATAGGCATAGCCCCTCTGCTGCATGGAGCATCCTGCATAGAGCCAATTCCTGCCATCACCCTCAGGAGCAGGAGGCAATGTTCCGATAATTGATGATGCGGCAATCTTTCCTACATTATGCAAGTTTAGGTTCAATCCTCGGTAATTTACTGTTTTAGATGCGGAGAAGGTCGCCCCTACTTCCAGGTAGGAATCGACATTGGCGAATGGGTTGGCGTTGGTGATAGCATTTCCATCCCGATCGGTTCCGTTAGTACCTCCGTTTGGCAATGTCTCTTTCCACAAGACCTTTCCATCTTTCACCCTACCGGGCTTGGCGTAAAGATTCAGCATTGTGCCGATTTTCGGATGGGAAGTGATGGGCTCTTGAGTAAGGGAACCCATCAACTCATACGTTTCATTTGACCCAGTGATGGCCGAGAATTCATTCGACATTTGGGATCCCGCCTGGTTAGGCGTGGTCTGAAACGTGTAATCAACACGATAAATCCCATTTTCATGCGTTGCCATGATTCCCGATAGTCCTGCCGGATACGATGGCCATGGAATATCTGACGTGATTGCAGGGAACTGAGATCGTGCCAGGTAGATCCTTGTGATCACGGTTTCCCTAAAGAGCCGTTTTTTTGAGTCACGGCTTACATACTGCTTGATGTAACCCTCGTTTCCATCAATCTGGCCTGAATTAGTGCTGAACAGTTGCATATTAGTCGTTCCCAGCAAGCCTCACGGCCAAATTGTAGGAATCCTTCATCGTTTGCTCCATCTTGCTAATGATTTTATTCTGTTCCTTATTGAGTTCCTCCAGTCTCCTGTTCTTTTCTTGATCGGTGTTCACCATCCCGGCAAATCCAGCCGCACCGCCGATACGAGCCATGGAACTCACCGGCACATTTCCCTGCTCTTGGATGTCCTTGGTGAGGCGATTGCGCTTAACCTCGATGTCGGCGATCTTGTTCGCCGTGTCGGTATCAGTAATCCCTGACGCGCCGAGTTCCGCAACGCGAGCCTGCTTGGCCTTTTTGTCTTCAAGCGCATCCGCTTCCTTTTTGGCCGCCTCCCTCTGAGATCCAGGCCCATAGTTCTCAGTAGCGCGAAGGGATTGGATCTTCAGCGAGTCACGGGTATCGGACAACACAGCGGCCTCTTGAGAATTTTTATCGGCGAGATCCTTTTTTGCCGCCGTCACATCCCCCTCGACATCACGGGTGCGACGATTCCCCACCCCAGCGGCGGCAGCAGCTTGATTCGCTGCATCGAGAGACTTCTTGTTTGCCTCGCTGGGATCTGCATTGACTGCGGCCTCGGCGGCATCTCGGGCTTGGGATGCCTTGAGGGCTTTCTCTTGGGTGGAAAGCTCCTTCTCCGAAGCCTCCATCTTGATTTTTGACTCGGTTTTCCCCTTGAAATCCGATCCATCCATCTTGCTTTTTGCCTGAGCGATTTTCAGTTGGGAGATTTGTTGCTCGACATTGAGCCTCCTCATGGCGGCATCGTACTCGGCCTTGGCCCCGGCTTCTGCTACCTTGGCGGCTTGGAGTTTGGTGGCCACGATCTGTTTCTGGATGTCGAGCTGGGCTTGGATTTCAGCCACACCCCGACCATTGACCCCCGCCTCGGCGGCTTGGGTGCGCGCGGCCTCGAGTTCCTGGCGCTTCTGCTCTTCCTGAGGGGTTCCGCGCGCGGCAGAGTATTCAGCGTCTTTCGCCGCCACGTTTTGCGCGGCAACAAGGGCGCGCTGGTCGTTGGTGCGCTGTTGGTCGCTCTCCGCCTTAATCTTGAATTCCTCGTTGGCACCGGTGTCCGAGAGACCCGCGAGATTGGATTCTAGGTTGGCGCGCTCGCGCTGGGTTGCGATGGAACGCCGCTGGGCGGCAACAGCTTCATCGGCGGCCTGCTTCTTGATGCGGGCCTCCTCCTTCTCGGCGGTGGATTTGTTAGGATCCTCCTTCTTGAGGGCGGCATCCCGCTCGATTTCCAGTTTTTGAATGGCCTCGCCCGAGAGATCAAGGCCTCCGGATCGGGCCGCGACATTCTGCTTTCTGGCATCGATCTCAGCTACCTTCTTTCTGGCCGCCTCGATCTCGGCATTCGCCGCATCCAGCCTTTCTTTCCCTTCGCCATACTGCACCCCATTGCCGGAATACTTATCGATCACGGCATTCTTTTCTTTTTTCCTAGCCTCAAGTTCCTTTTGCGCGGCATCCCCCTCGCTTTTGACATCCCCTTGCTCCATGACAAGGGCCTTGCGGTAATCGATCTGTTTCTGAAGACCCCCACTCTCCGTGGTGGTCGTGAGGCTTGCGAGTTCGGTTAGGGCGGTATCTTTTGCCTGTGCCCCCTCTGCGGTCGTGACCTTGCCACGAGAATCGTTGATTCGTTGGCGCTCTTCAAAGGATGCCTTGGATGCGATTTGATTGGCGTCATCTTTTTTTGTGGCACGCGCCAGTTCATCGGATGCCATCCTCGCGGCGGCCTCGGGATCGGCTGAGGCTTGCAGGCGATCGAATGCCGAGTTGCGGATGTTCTCGGTGAGGTCATTGCGAGCAAATTGCTTCTGGAGATCCTCCCTGGACATCCCGAGCCGAGTGATGGAGGCGATTTCGGAACGGGCATTCTTCTTCCTATTAAGATCGTTCTGCGCCAATCCCACTTCACCCTCCGCAGAAATTTGACGCTGATTGGCCATGACTCCGAAAAAGTCCAATGTCTTGATCCTATTCCAGCCAGTATCATTCTGGTCCTCCTGCGCACGAGCCTTCTTGGCATTGCTCACCCGCTCCTCGGCGGCGGCCACCGAGGCATCGGCTTCCTCCATGGCGACCTGCTTATCCTCGACAGTCCCACCCCTGACCTTGGGGATCTTGGCTTCCAGTTTGGAGGATGTGGCATTCCCAGCATCCGCCAGCTCCTTGTTCTTCTGGATTAAGACATCGAGTTCGCGGGCGGTTTGGAGTGCCCTGCCTCCAAAGAGGATCAATGCCGTGATAATCGCTGTGATTCCACCCAAGGCACCCATGCCAAGGCCGGTCCACGCCCGAGTGGCTGCCGAGAGGGCATTCATCCCACCGGCGGCCGTGAAGGCGCTGGCCCCCATTCTCAAGAGTGTGGCGGCGAGCCCCCCTAAGGCCACAATAGTGGCGGCTAGAACACCTGCGGCGGCCGCGAAGACCGCTTGAAGCGTCGTGCCTATGACAGCGACGCTAGAGGAACTGGATAGGAATTCTGCGACCGACTCCTTGAGTGAATTAAATGCTCCAGAGAGTGCCGCCACTTGAGAGGAAGCAATCTTGTCGATACTTCCCTTGAGTTTCTCAAAGGCAATCTGAGCGCGCGTGGCGGCCTTCTCCCCCTCCAAGAACATGTCGCCGATCTCGAGAGCGTTCGCAGATTGGAGGGCGGCCAGCTTGGCCTGTAGCCCGGCAAGCGTCCCATCCAGGGCCTTGGCCGCACCTGCGGATTGCTTCAGATCGGACGAGATGACCGCCATCTTCTCCGAGAAGGATGCTCCACTGGCCGTCAGATCAGCGATCTTCTGGGCGGTTTCCGCTGAGATTGCGCCTAGTCCTGCCATCTGCGCGGCGGCTTCTGCTCCCCCACCCCCCTTGAGTGAGGCCATGAGCTTGGCATAAGCCGTCGCCATCGTATCGATAGGAGTTCCTGCGGCGGCGGCCATGTCGGCCACCTTGCGGAGATTGGCCGAGGTATTGAGCGCGGCACCCCCGACGACTTGCAGGTTTTTGGCAGCAGCCCCTAGTGAGGGAAGATCAAACGGCCCCTCGGCCGCCACCTTGGCAAGCGCGGCCACCTTAATGCTGGCCTGAGCGGCCGACATACCCAACCCTTCAAACTGTTTGCGCAGGGTCTCCGCACCGGCCGATGCAGTGATGGCCTCCTTGAGCTTTTGAGCATTGAGGGCGCTTTGGGCAATGGAAGAGGTGATCTTTTGGGCGGCGATCCCCAGGACTGCCATCGGCCCGACCACATCGCCAACCAAGGCCTTAAAGGTTCCCCAGGCGGCGGAAGGCGGGTTGATATTTCTCTGTTGGGCCATACTCCCTCCACCAGCGTCAACCCTTCGAGGTGCGATCTACGACCTGCTGCCAATACTTCACTGCGGCGAGTGGCATGGAGAGCTTGGCTGACGTTTCGGGATGATCCTGCTCGATCTCCTTGGCGATCTCGGCGATCTTCTGCTGGCGGGTGAGTAGATGCTTTTGGAAGTGCTCCTCATCCATCGGCGTCCAGATGTCGACTTTTGCACCATCCATCTTTGCAAAGGCGATATTCATCCATGCCAATTCCCCAATCGGCATGTTCCAAGCCTCATGGGGAGGCCTCCCCGTCAGCTTGCAGTAGTAGGCCACCTGAGAGAGGGTATCATCAATCTGGGTATCCTGGTTCTCCTGAAGGAATGCCTGATAAGCAGCTTCCCTTGCGCTCTGAAGGTGGGAGGGATTTCCGGTGAGCCGATGGAGATCCTCGTAAGCCTCGGAGAGCTTTTTCATGGAGGATCCCTTCCCTCCCCAGAGCTTGGGAGGAGCGGAAAAATCCTCGATGTAGGCGTAGAACGCCATCAATTCCCTGCTTGAATTCCTGTGCCAATGGGAGAAATGCCACAGCAAGTCGGCCAGATTTCCCCGACGGGGATTCGGGGCGACCCGGGGATATTCCGTCGAGCAGATTCTGGCCGCCAGATAGAGATCCCACTTCTGAGCCCCACCGAGCAGAACCTTGGAGTCGATCCATTCAAGCTGAAGTCGATGCCAGTTGGAAAATGGCTTGAGGCTTATTCCGAAAACACGATGAGGCTTTGCGGAGTGCAGGAAGCTCTCCGCAAAGCGCTGATCGAAGATATAGTGGTGATCCGACAAGGCTTAGATGCCCTTGCCGGTGACCGTCACCTTGGCGAAGTCTTGGTTGGAGGCCTCAAGCTGCGAGGACATGATCCGCTGGTTGCCACCCACACCGGTAATATCCGCACCTAGAGCAGGCGCTGCAATCGTGGAGGTATAGCCGCTCACCTGAGAGGTGTAGGTGCCTTTGGACATGAAGATGGCCTTAACCTCACCATCAGATCCCTTGGCGCGAGCAATGTTTCCATATTCCTCAGTGTCGGTGATCTGGGTGACATTGGTGATTCCGGAGACTGTAACGCCATCTGCCCCTACGTTTTTACCGTTGAATGATTGGAGTGCCATAATTTTACAGGATTAGGGGGTTACAGTGTTAGGAATGCTAGGGAAGCCGATTGCCTCAACTTGGAATTTTTCCACATCCTCATTGCTCTTGAGCGTAGAAACCTTAGTGACAAATCCATTTGCGCCACCGGCGGTGAATGCAGATCCGATTGCGGGAGCCTCGGACCCGTCCCCACTTACCTTGGTGGCGGTGATTTTATGTTCCTCGCCGCCGTAGACAATATCCTCCAGCTCACCCGTGCCGCTGACGATGTCGATCTGGGTGCTGTAGGATTTTTCAACCGAAACCTGAAGAAGGTCTGTGTTGCCGGTTCCAAAAATAAAACCGGCCATGTTGATTGGTTTATTTGCGATGCTCATGATACTCTTTATGTGGGATGTCAACTAGGCTTTAGCCCCGACCTTGAACTCCAGGATCTCGGCCCTCTGAAAATCGCGCACCTCGCTCTTGAGATTGGCCGGTGAATGGCCGAAAATCTCTAGCCCGTTGGCCTGATACTCCTTCAGTGGAGAATCCTCGCCGGTTGCCCAGAGATAGACGGCATCGGTCGTATCCCTCATGGAGTCAATCGCATCAGCAGCAGGGGCCACCACGCGGAATTCCAAGGTCACCAGATGAGCGCAACCTCGATGCTCGGCTTCCGTGGCCACGACCGAGACATAACGGTCAGGCCTGACCCCATCTGCGGAGCCTGGAAGGGCAGGGCAGTCAATGACATTGCTTGAAGAGAGGGCGGCAGCCATCTCGACCTCGATCAGGGATCGGACATTCATTAGAATTGAGCGCGTGGCGCGGTTCCAGAGGTGGAACCACAGGTGAGAGTGGTGGTGAATCCGTTGTTTCGGATCCCCGTGACGCGGTAGTGCTGGGGAGGTGTTGTCGGGATAGTGACCAGCATGCCGACACGCGGCCCCGACCAGTTCTGGGCAACGGCCATGTCGCTTGAGAGGACTTCTACCTTGGCCCCCTCGACCCTGGAGAAGCCTCCATTGCCGTCACTCTCGGTGGTGTATCCATTCATGGGAGAGACGATGGCGCGGACGGACTGGCCTTCCAGGAGGATAGGGGAAGCCATTTCGTTAAAAGCGGCAGTGTCCCCCTGAGAGAAAGAGTCATCGAAGTTCATTGGCTCCCGATATATGTTGGGTTGCGGTGGCGAGTTCGGAGCGAAGCCTTTCGACTTCGGCTCTTGCCTCATCCCGCTCCTTGATGACCGCGGCCAGCTTATCCAGGCAGTTGTCGATGTCGCTCATACCCCATGGGAGGAGGTCAACTTTTCCTCAAGCCGCTCATGGAGAGTCGGGATGGATTCATCGTTCTGGATGACATGATCAACGGGGAATGACTGATCCTCGCTGGAATGTTCTCCTCGTTCGACACCGGGGCGCTGGATCCTCAAGAGGGTGAATCCCCTCGCCCGAAGCTCACGGGCCTCGCAGAAGAAACGCACATCATCGATGACTACGGAGTTCCCCTTGGCGACCTCAGCTTCCACGCGCCCCATGAGGAGCCGCCGCCAGAAGTCGCGAGCCAGGATGTTGCGACCCCACTCTGTACCCAATGTTTGCAGGGCGAAGCGCGGTGAATGACCGGCAAGGACGGGGGAAGGCGTTTCCTTGAGCTTCCCGTCGATCATCTCCCTCGCGGTGATGGGACCGACCCCGCTTTCCACCAGGAGGGTCATGATCATTTTCTTCATGGGAGCCGCATAACGCAGCCGCACGAAATGATGGCGCTCGACCAGGTATCGAGCCGCCTCGCTCTTGCCACTACCGGCGTATCCGGTAAGCGCCACCAAACGAAAAACCCCCGACCCGGGCTGGCCGGATCGGGGGTTTTGATGTGCCCTCACACAAGTATTAGGCCCACTGGGTTCCGATGAGGTAGCCAGCGTTGGGGTTGATGATCTTGACGGTGCGGTTGGAGCGCACGCGGATCTTGTCGCCACGACGAGCCTCGTCGCGGTACTGATCCGTCGTGAACAAGCCGCCCTCGCTGTCCGCGTCCCAGATGATGGTGCGGCCTGCGCCACCGGCCATGAAGTCGCCACCCTGGACATCTCCGATCCAGATGTAGTCGTTGCCCCAGACAGGAGCCACGGCAGTCTTGCCCTTGATGGCGGTGTCGATGCTCTTCTTGGCGATGACGATATTCGGGATGCCGAAGGCAGCCGAGATCGTCTGGGTGGTGATGTTGGCACCGCCCTGCGTGGTGTTGAGGAACCCGTAGAGGTAGGTCTGAAGGAGCTTGCTCCTCTTGAGGCGGTTGAAGACCTGCAGGGACAGGATCATGGTGTTCGGGGACTCTCCGATGAGCGTCATCTTCTCAAGCGCCGCATTGATGTCCTGAGGGAGATCGATGGTGTTGAGATTGCTCTCGGTGTAGGCGACCGTGCCATTGGTGTTGGCGAAGGTGGCGGGATCCATGAGCGCGGAAGCGGCCTGAACCTCGTAGTCGAGCATGACCTTGTTCATGCAGAACTTGGCAGTCACCATCTGAGCGTCGAAGAAATCGCGCATCTGCTTGGAGACCTTGTCGTCGACACGCTTCTCGTGACCGTATTCCTCGGTCTGGTAGCTGTCCCACTCGAAGCTCTCGTCGCTTTCGTTGTAGGTGCCGGTGGAGTTGCGCTTCTGGCTCTCCTTCTTGAGGAGTTCACCCTTACCGAGGCGGAACTTGGGATAGCGACCCACCTCGCGCTCGCTGCCGTAGATGGGCAGGACGTTCTGCGCGATGAAGTGCTGGTCCTGGTGGACGGCCTCCATGAGGAGGGTGGAGATGTCCTGACGGGGGACGGAATCGGTTGTGTTGTACATGATGTGTTATCCTCGGTTGAATGTGTTAGAGAAGGATCGCGCGGATCTTTCCGCCGTTGTTGGAGCTTGCGGGAGCCGCCTCGAATGCGAGGGCGACCGCAGTGCCGGTGGTTTTCTTGACGAAGGTTCCTCCAGCGGCCTGCTCCAGCTCGTCGCCGATGGCGATGGCGGTGGCATTGCCGACGGCCACGTAGCGGAGGCCGATCTTGTTGAGGAAGACATCGACGGCCTTACCGGCGACCGCTCCGCGAAGGAGCGTTCCGATGACGCGATCGGTGGCACCAGCCAGGTCGAACCCGCTGGCGGTGAGTTTGAGGGCGAGGTCTTCCTTGCCCGAGAGATCAGATGCAGCGTTGCCGCTGACGACGTTGTTGAAGTTCATGATGATTGGTTGGTTGTTGGATTAGAGATTGCGGAGATAATCGGCGTGGGCCTCAGGGTTGTCCTTGTGAGCGAAGCGGATGGCCTCGGCATCGGTCTTGCCCAGGTCGCGGTACTTCTTCACCAGACCGGTGAACTCGTGAACCTTGCCGGGAGTGCCGGTGACGGCCTCACCCTCGGCAGAGAATGCCAGAGGACGGATGCCGGTCTTCAGGGCGTGGCGCATGGCCTCGTTCTGGGTGGAGAGACGATCGTTAAGTTCCTTGAGGGAAGCATTCTCGCTGGAAAGTTCCTTGAGGTTCCCCTCGATGACCGAGAAATGATGCTCAATCTCGGCGTTCTCGCGGGTGGCATCCTCGCGCTCGAAGCGCGCGGAAAGCTCGCGGACGGAATTTTGGAGAGCGGAGAACTCGCCAGCGGCGGCTCCTGCTCCAACCCCTGCCTCGGCACCTTCGGTCGATCCGGCCTCGGAAGACTCTTCGGCCTCAGAACCCTCCTCGTCACCGGCGGTGTATTCGGCCTGGAGTGCCGCGATACCGGCGGCATCCTCCTCGGAGAGATGGCCCTCGGCGACGAGTTGGCTGACCTGTTCGGGAGTCAGGGTCAGTAGATCCTCGATGGTAAGGTCATCGTTCTCGTTATCCTGCTGGTGCAGTTGAGCGTTGAGAGCATCCTGCTTGTCGAGGCGCTCGTTGATGGTGGAGATGGCGGCCATCACATCGGCAAGCGACGGGTCGGCACCTTCGGGCTGGGTTGTGTTCTGGTTGTCCATAAGCGTTTCCTTCATGGTAGCGTTGTCAACTTTGGCCTCAAAAAGACCGGTCGGATTGGCCGCTGGAGTTGCCACGACATCGATGGAAATGAGTTCGTGGCATCGGGCAGCCATCTTGCCACCGGAGAGCTTTTCATCATCGCCCATGAACGCCGCAGAAAGGCCCACATTCTTGGGCATGCGAGCGGCCATTTCCATGGCCTGCTCGTATTGGGAATGGCTCTTGAGGAGATGCCAGTCGCCCAGGAGCTTCTCCCCTTCGATACGGAAGTTGTCGATATAACCGGCGACTGCATCGGCACCGGAGCGGTGATTCCACTTAACGGGAACCGTGCCCATCTTCTGGCCGCATTCCAGGAGTTGGTGGAGCGTCTTCATGTCCACCTCAAGGTTGTGGCCACGGGCGGTGACGCCACTGGTGATGACGGAGACCCCGTGGATGACCCCATTGACGGGATCGACGCGGCCTGAGAGTTCAAGATTCGGAGAGGAGAATTCCTTCATGCCCAATGGCACCCCCGTCAACGGAAGAGAATGGCCCGTGGGAGGCCTACTTGATCCGATGCGCCTCCGGTATTCCTCCCTGCGCAATCAGTCCTCGGCTCCACGGGCGTTTCTTTAGCGTGTGTTCATAATTGCTTGGCCTTCTTGCTTTGAATTTCCCTGACATTGGCGCGGATCTTGCGCTTCTCCCACTCGCCGTGGGTGTAGGTCTTGATCCCCTTGCGCTTATTGTAGACCTTGATGGCCTCACGGACTTCGCTGGCCGAGAACTTCAGGCAGTCGAAATCCTCATCCACAAAGATCCTCAGGTGATGGCCGTTCATTGTCCCCCGACTCATCTTTGAAAGATCGACGGACTCCTCCATTTATTTCCTCATTGCCAATTCCTTGAGGCGTTCCTTGAATGACATCATCGTCGAGTTACTAGGAGTGTCGGTAGGGACAGTCTGCTCGACCCCCTTGATCCTTCGGACGGCCGCGAGGATGGTGGCGCGGCGGCGGTTCTCCTGCTCGATCACGGCGGGGTTGTAGGCCGCTTGAAAGGCCCCCGTGGAGGGACCTCCTTGCGGAGTCTCATACTGACCCATCGAATTCCTGGGGCGATTGTCCGGCATGGCTTATTAGCGGAGCTTGGCAAGGGTGGCCAGCAGGCCGCGCACCTTGGATCCGAACCCACCGCGTGGGATGTTCTTGCCGAGTGCGGAAGCCCCCGAGGAGATACCGCCCTTGGCGGCTGAAAGAGCATCACCGGCAGCGGCCGTGTAGGCTTGCTTCACACCATCCTGACCATAGCGGTTCATGATGGCCTTGTGGCCAGCGGCGGCACCGAGGCCAGCGGCACCGAGGCCAGCGGCCCCTGCGGCGATTCCTACGGGGTTGAGGCTCCTGTCCATCCCCTCGAACTGGCCCACCTCGTTATACTTGGGGCGATTGGTCGTGAAGAGGCCGAACTCACACTTGCGAGAAAGTTCTGTCAGGCGGGTCTTTGCAGAGAGGTTCTTGTTTTGCGCGCGGCGGTTAGCGGCCGCACGTTGCCATTTTAGCCCCGCGCCAACGCCAGCAGCAACACCAGCAACCATCGTTCCTGCACCGGCGTAGCGGCCTGCCTTTAGGACCCGAGCCGAAGCTGCATCTGCAATCTTAACAAACCTTTTGGAAGAAGCCTCTGACATACCTGGATGATTCCTGACCACCTCTTCCGATCTTTTGATAAAAGGTGTTAGCCCTTTTCGTCTTACTCCACCCTCGACAAGGTGAGATGCCCTGCCGCCAATAACCGCGCCAGCCGCAATCGGAAGGATGACTCTCGCGGCATCACCTTCAGATCCATGCCCATAGCTTTCCTCTGGAGTCTTGAATTCTTTAACTGTGCAACGAGCGGAAAGTTCTTTAAGGCGGGTCATGTGGTTCATACCCACCTCCCCCCTGCGTCAACTCTTGCGCAAAAGTCGCTGGAGGATTTTTTCCACCAGGTATTGTTGCAAATAGGTAGTGGCCTCCTCATGCTTCCTCTTCTCGCGGACGCCTCGGCTATTGAGGATGTCTCGGGCTGCATGGAGGGTTTCATGAGCCAGGACGCCATGCATCGAGGGAGTCGATTTCCATTCGGTCAAGAAGATGACGCTGGCTGACTTGGTTCGCACACAGAGGCCATCGGCCCCTCGAAGTTCATGCACATGCTTGGGCTTCTTAAACCCACGGCGATGAAGCCACGCCAAGGCCGATCGGTGATCCACCGGCCAGACGATCCAGCACTCGTCACGGTAGATTTCCACCGGAACGCAATGCTCGTTGGGAGCCTTCACTTGGACAAGCGGAGCTTGGAGCGTTGGCTAGGGGAATTCGGGACGGTCACCTTCCCGTCTGACCAATGGATCCGCCCAGCCTTGATCACCCCAATGCGCTTGGGGGAATCGGGTCGCACGATCTTGGCCCCCTCGTAGAACGGCCACCTATTGGGGCGTTTCGAGCCAGTTTCGACGGATTCCTGTCGATCTTGCGACTTTTCCACGATGCGGAAGCCGGTCTTGGATACCTTGCGGCCGGTATCCCGATCCCAGACCATGAAGCTCTTCATCTCGACCTCCCCCGCCTTGATGCTGGGAGCCAGATGCTCACGCACCCGCTCGGCACTGCACTCCAGTTGTTCGGCGATGGACTCTGACGTATCCCAGCCCGCAGGCCAGGAATAGACGCGCGAGTTCTGACGGCAGACAAGTTTCTTCCACTTCATAGGATAATGGGGGCTGTGATGGTTCGGCCTCGGTCGCGGTCATACAGGAAGTATGTCTGCTGAGGCTTTTCATAGGCGGCCTTGATGCTCACCGCATAGGCATTAAACCCAATAAGGCTGCCGTTGGAGATCCACTTCGGATTTTGTTGCTGCGTGTGCCAATGCCCAAAGACATCCAGATCCGCCACCCGCGCGCGGTTCCAGCTTGCGATGGCCTTCTCGACCGGAATGGTCAGGCCACCGACTCCGCCTTGGTAGCGGAGTTGATCGCCATGGTGAAAGCGCAGGGTCTTGCCATAGAGTTTCACAAAGCTGAGATAGCTGTCGGCCACCACCCAGGAGATGTCATCACCCGTGATCTGCTGGGAAAGGATGCTGTAGAGAAGCCACTCGTAGCTGTTCTGGAAGCCGGTGGCATGCCTTGGTTTCTTGGTGGTGCGACCGTGATTCCCATAGCTGCATACTATCGTGGTGGTCTTGAAGTTCTTGCGGACATACGCGATGCCCTCCTCGAGCCTGCCCTTGAGCCAGAGAATGGTCTCGGTCGGCGAGAGGGAGTTGGTTTCCTGCAATTCCTCATGAATGTAGCCACTCATCAAATCGCCCCCCAACCAGAGGATGCAGTCCTCGATGTCGGCACCATTTCGTTGGATCTCGGTAAGACGGATGGCACTCGAGAAGAATTTCTTGATGCGATCCTCGGCAATCGAAAGATTGAACTCATTGAGGCCGTTGGTGGAATTGGAGGAGACGCTTTCCTCCACATGCCAGTCGGAGGCACAGATGACGGCGGTGGCCTGCCCCCCGTCCAACTCGACTGGCACAAGCGACTTCTTGACCGGCTTCTTAGAGGCAAGGGCGCTGACAACATCCAGTCGGCTTTCCAACTCCTCGATCTTTTCGTGGGCCTTCTTCAGAGCGGCGGTCCGCTCGGTGAGTTCGGACTTGTGACTCCGCTCGGCGGCGGCACGGGCGATGGATCCCCAGTTTTTGTCGGTTTTCATTCTTAACTCCTTGGGAAGGGTGTGATGTTGCTGGCGTTGGCGCGGAGCTTGGCCGCTTTGAGTTGCTCTTCGGCGGCCTCCACGCTGATCGGTTTGGCTTTGAAGACGCTCTTCACGGAGCGTGGAATGACGGGCAGGCCACCAGCGATGCGGGTTCCGGCATATCCTGCGGCGGCTCCGAGGCCGATCGCCCCGACCACAGCGGCCTTGTAAAGGGTTTCGCGGTTATCTTTCTTCTCATGCCATTCCTTTTCGCGGCGTGAACGGGCGCGCGAGCCGGGTGCAAAGACCCGGGCCGAGCGGCCGCGAGGATCGCGCACATCCCAGCCGTGGTAGGCGGCCCAATCATCGAACTGCTTGAGCTTGTTGAGATTGGCGGTAAGAAGACTGACCCCCTTGCTCTCGCCGTACTTGACCACACTCCTCAACCTGGGGAGCATGTGTTTTTGCCCAAAGGGAGTCTTGGTTGTGACATAGGCGGCTCCGGCCAGACCAGCGGCGGCGGCGGCAGATCCCACGGCATTGCGGAACCAACTCTTTTCCCATTCGCGTTTCTTGACCCGACCGGATGCGTCACGCGCCCTCTCCTGACCGGCCAGCACGCTTCCTGCGTCACCAAGCAGACCGGCACCACGGCCTCCCCACTTGTTGATCTCCTTACCCTTGTTGTAGAAGCCTTTGACCATCTGGGCCTGAGTGAAGGATGGGACGATGCCCTCGGGATCGCCAGGAGTGGTGGGCTTGCCGGTCACTGAGCTAATTCTCATCATCGGCCCTTCCAGACCGAATTTCGCGCGAACAGGCTGGGCGAAGGTGCCGCGATCGCGTGTCCACTTGGTCGTCCCATCGGGCATGTATGTGGCCGTTCCTGCGCGGCGAGGCTGATTCTGGTAGCCGAATTCCTTGGACTTCTTCATGTCCTTTTTCAGGTTGATGAGCGTATCCACCTGCTGACCCTCATCGGCACCCATGCCGCCGCCGTAGAGAGCGCCGCCGATGGTGCCGATGCCGACTGCCCCGGCAACAGGGGCCTTGCGGATGGCCACGGCTGGTCGCCATGACTTGGAGGCATCGACAAGCAGACGAGCGCCCCCACGGGTCTTGCGAAGGGCAATCCCTCCGGCCAATCCCGCCGCCGCTCCCGTGATGGCACCGCCAATGGCGGCACGCTTGGTGAAGGGAGTGGATTCTTCGGAACGAGGATTGCCGATGATCTTGCTACCGATCAGGGCACCGCCGCCGACAATTCCAGCGGAGACCGCGCCCAACTTGCCAGCCGATGCTGCCGCCGAGCGGAGCGATGTCCCCCTGCGGAGAATGGAGAGCGCACCCAGGGATCCTCCAGAGAGTCCACCCGAGACGGCGGCTCCGAGATAGGGGTTGAGCGATTTCTTCTGCTCAAAGAACTTCACGGGTTGCTTCGGAGACTTGTCCATGCCCGTGGCGTTGCGAACCGCGCGGATGACGGAGAGACCCTCATCCCAGCTTTCGGATTGGACGGGTTGTTTTTTCATGATCGGACGGGTGACTCGCTGAAGCTTCTTGCGCTCTTCGGCAAGTCGAAGGAGTTCCCATGAGAACAGCTTGGCTTTCTTGGCAAGGATGGCTCCTGCGGCGCCGACTGCGCCGACTGCTGGGAGCAGTTCGGCACGCTTGCCGGTTCGGGAGCGTTCGCCGTAGATGTCACGCTGGGTGATCTGGCGAATACCAGCCACCCCCGTCACACCGGCCCCTGCCGCGAGAGCGGCGCGGATGAGTCTGGATTTGGAAGTAGATCCCGTGAGTGCTCCTGCCGCACCGGAGGCCAAGGCCGCCTTGGCCATGTTGGAGTCACGGCGGTTGAGGTCGTCCTCGTGAATGCGCTTGATGAAGCGGTCACGGGCGATCTTCCCCGTGAAGGGGACGCCTCCCTCGGTGATTTCAAAATCGAATTCCTTCTTCTTCTTGCGAGTCAAGGCGGCTACCGCACCTCCTCCGAGGAGGGCACCACCAGCGGCACCTCCATAGATGGCCGAGACCTGTCGGGAGCGGAAGCCCTGACCAGCGATACCGCGAGCATAGCTTTCACAGTTGTTGCAAGTGGCTGGATTGATGGACCCCCTCTTGAAGCGAGGATCGCTTTGGGCGGCTTCGTAGCGGCTGTTCATCCCCTCGATTTCCTTGGCATTCGTATGGATGCCCCCTTCGACATGGGGCCGGGGCCCATGGGGATCCTTCAGGATGGTTCCTTCGCTATCGACCATGATCTTCCCCAGCTTCTCTTCGGGGATGATGCGGCGGCCATGGGTCTTGGAGACCTCGGCGACACGGCCAGATCCCACTCCAACGGCGTAATGACGCTGGGGGATTCCGAGGAAATCATCCACCTTCATGGCCCCACGAGCCATCTTGCCGGTCATCCCCTCGCGCTTGCCAGCGCGGTGCAGGATGCCTCTGAGATTCTTGCCATCAGGGAGATGATAGATTTCGGCAGGGGTTGTCTTGCCCTGATAGCTATAGACGACCTTGCCCATCAGCGATTCGCCTTCACGCATCGGACGGCCCCTAGAAATCAGCCTCGGGAGAGTCCTTGCTCCAAGCACTCCACCGGCCAGCGCACCGCCGCCGATCGCGGCACCGACGGCAATCTTGCGGCCAACGCTGGATTTCTTTTCGTCAAACTCGCGGAGCTTCAGCTTGGCGTTCAAGGCCCATGCTGGACGCTGGGCCTTCGGATAGGTTTTCTGGCCAGCCAGACCGGCCTTGAAGGCCGCACGGGTCTCCTTGAGGGTCTGGATGGGGTGGAGGATGTTATGCACCCCTCCCATCACTTCGGGCTTGATCTTGGAATAAATCCTTCCCATGTCGGCGTAGATGGAAGTGGAATGGCGGAGATTGTCCTGAGTGGAGGCGAGCCGGTCGGCGACATTCCCTGCGGAGCGGATTGTCTTCTTGGCAACCTTCTCGATGCGGCGAAGGCCGGGCGCGGCGGCTATGCCAAGCCCGACTCCTGCGCCGAGAACTCCCGCGACGGCAAGGCGACTCTTTGCGCTCTTGCGCTCTTCCTCGAAATACTTGGCACTCAGCTTTTTGCTCTGCCATGGGAATCGTCCAAGCGGCCCATCGGCAATCGACTTGCGGATGGCAGGGACGTTTTCATTGATGGTTCCGGCCGTCTTGCCAACCTTGTTGGCACTTTTGTTCACGGAGCGGAACGTAGCCTTGGCGTAGCGAGCCACGCTTGGGGCTTCCTTCTGGATGACTTCCGAAATGGCAGGGATCTGGGCCTTGCCCAATTTGTAGAGACCATGGGCGCGGTATCCCGCGTATCCCGCCGCTCCAAGAACTCCCAGACCACCGGCAAGCTGGGCGGCGTCACGCACCTTGGAAAGCGTGTCGCGCTTCTGGCGGATGACGGTTGCCGTCTCGAATGCCGTGTAGCGCGCGTTTTTTTCACGCCATCTGGCATGACCCTTGGCGTATTCCTCTTTTTCGAGGGGGGACAGATTGGGGTTCTTTTGTGCCTGCTTGACCATCTTGGTGAATCCCTTGTCCTGTTTTTTCAGGGAAGCGACCTTTTTCTCCCTGACTTTTTGAGCCGCAATGGAGGCATCCTGAGTCATCGTTTGGACTGCGGGATTGACCGCGCTGTTGGCCTTGGAATTTCGCTGGGCAGCCACGACCCGATTGACGGCATTACGAGCGATCTCGGCGCGTTCGATCTTTCCCACGGAGTTGCGCAGGGCCAGTCCCGCAAGCCCCAAGCCACCGGCCACGCCAGCAGAGAGGATCCCTGTTTTGATGAAATCACCTCGCTCCTCTGACGGAGTCTTATGGTAAGACTGGAATTGCTTCATACCCTTGAGGCCAAGCGTCAACCTTGAGAGCTTCTTCATGGATTTGCTTCCACGGCATTTCCATTTGCGACGGCTCAAGTTATTGGGTGAATTCGGGTCATCCCTCCAATCCCCCTTGATGGAATTGGATCGGGCGCAGTAAGCGTCACCCTTGGAGGTGCCTGGACGGATGCGATCGCCTCCGTCCTTGGCCTGACCAGCCTGACCATACCGAACGGTCTTGGTGCGGCCAGTCTTGAGGTTTTTGACAACTTTTTTGAATCGTTTTTTCATGGTAAATTCTTTCAGAGCGGAGAAGTTTTTCTTCTGGATGTCGCCAAGGGGTGTGGGTTTCCAGAGCACGCTCCTGCCTCTGACTTCACCCCATTTGTTTTTATCCTCCTTGACCCCCGTGGGTTTCAATAAAGCGCGGACTTCATTGCGATTGATGCCTCCACGAATAGGGGCTGTTGCGGCAGAGTCGCCAACCCAACCCCTCACCTTTCGGTCAGCGCGGCGCTCTACATGAGGGGCGATCCCGTAGATACGCGCATGGGGAAGGCTTTTTTCCCGATCCAAAAGCCCTCCCACAGAAGAAGGAAATCCCGTGGAATCCGATTGTCCCCCAAGATGAGCGGCAGAAGTGATGGCGTATGCTTCTGGCTTGGTTGCACTTCCAGCGACATAGGTGCGCGGACGATTGGGGAAATTGGGGTTCGTCCACTTGCTCTTAAAACTGCCCTGTTCGGCAATAGTCTCGACCTCTCCCTTGTGCGTTCCCCTCCATACCAACCCAAACTTCGAGCGATTTCTGTCAGATGGCATGTAGCCCTCAAGATCGCCACCAAGCTTTCCCTTTGTAGAGCGTAGGACCTTCTTGGCCCCCTTGTAGTAATGCCTCCAGACGGCTTTGGCTGTGTCGTTGAGTTCCATTATTCTTCCTCCGTTTTGACTGATGGCTCTTCCTTCTTGCCCTGCTGAGGCACCATTTTATCCACCTCGGCGGGATTGAGGCCGTAGAGGCTGACGATGGAGGTGATGGCGCTTTGGCGATCCATGATCCCCTCACCCACATTCTTGAGGATGTCGAGGAGCGGTTTGACATCGGTTCCCGTCTCCATGAGGCTCGACGGGGGCTGGGGCGGCGTGTTCATGGCCGCAAGCTGATCGGTCGCACCGGCCAGACGCTGGCTCATCAGCTCAATGGGCACACCCGTCTCGCTGGCAACCCTCTGCATATACTGGACTTCGGTAGCCTGTCGCCGAACCACTTCCTCGAAGGTCTGACCCGTCTCGCTAATGAGGTCGCTGGCCGTGACCAGTCCCATCTGGAGCCTCTGCATATTGGCGGCGGTGTCGTTGCCGTAGTCGCCCGAGAGCGAGGATCCGAATCCCCATCGGCCATTCTGCCAAGAGGGGTGGGAGGGGAGTTCACCGAGGGCAATGCCGAGGCTCAACACCGCATCGCGGACGGGATCCAGCGCCTGCTCCTTGAGAAGCCTCTGGTAGCGTCGGATGCACCGCTGGGCTTGGGCGATCTCGATGCGGCTGGCATGACCTCCGAAGGTACTCATGTCGTAGAGGAAGCCGTAGGGCATATTCATGCCCATGGACATTTCCCTGATCATGGTCTGGACGAGATTGAGGAATGCGCCGTTGGGCCGGTTCGTGCCAGGGCTGAAGGTCACATCCTCGCCTTGGGTGAGCCGCAGGATCTTGCCGGGCACCATCTCCATCGTGCCGGGGCCGGTTCCTGTTTCGCTCTTGCGGTCGTCCCATTGGGAGACGGAATTGTTCTTGAACGGATCGGCTACCTTGATGACACCGGCATGGCCGACCTGCCATTTAGCGGCCTGCTTCTCGAACTCGTAGATTTCGTAGAGATCGCGGGCAGGGGCGATGGCGGTGGCTAGAGCCGTGACACCACGATACTGATCGACCCGCTGGGGATCAAAGAGATGGATGAATTGGGAGGCTGGGATGTCCTGCTCGTGGGTGTATTGGACGGTGAGGCGACTTCTCTTGTAGATGGAGTAGTTGATGGGCCTGCCCTGCTCATCGACCTCGATGCCGCCGATCTTATTTCCTTGGTTGGTCTCGGCGGGATTGTAGGGGTTTCCGATCCGGTCGGATTCGATGGCTTGGAGCTGGATACGCTGCATCCCACGGGAGTCGGGCAGGGTGAGGATGTTCCAGCCATGATCCCCATCCACAAGCATGGCCCAGAAGGCCATCGTGACAAGATCACCGAAGTTGTGGCGGCCGGTCAGGTCGGCGCTTCTGGCCCATTGATTGAAGTAGTTCTGATAGGCCGCGTCCACCTGGTCGTCACCCGTCTGCGAGATATAGGAGGTTCCGTCGCAGACATATTGGGTGATGCGCGCCACCATGCCGCGCAGGATGGCGAAGTTGCGCGTCACATCACGGGCATCCCACATCAGGGCGATGCGGTCACGGGCGGAGCGCCAGTTCTCGCTGGAGGCGTTCTTTTGCGCGGATCCGGAGCGGCCACGCTTCACCCCTGGCATGGCGGCATCGTAGCCGAAGAGCCGCAACTGCTCGCGCGCGACTCCGCGACGGACACCGGCTTCTGGTGAGACAAAGGAGATGGCGCGGTCGAGTAAGTTCATCTTAGTTCACCCCGTTGGAGAAATCGGCAACTCCGTAGGAGGGATTGGAGTAGAGATTGACCCGCTCGTTGCGGACGCGGATGGCGGCTTGAAGCCGGTTCTGAACCATCACCAAGTCTTTGGTGTGGGATTTTTCCCCGATGCTTTGGCTCGTGTAGAGAGTGGCCTGGGCTTTGAGCATTAAGATTTCGCTCTCCAACTCCTCAGGGGAGTAGGAGCGGTAAATTTCCATCCATTCGAGTGACGCCATAACCAGAGGATGCCGGTCAACCGCGATTTACCGACGGGGAATTGAACAACTGGCCCTCCGTGTTCAATCCGCGTTCAATTCGCGTTCAATTCATGCCGCAATTTTGAAAAGCTTGTTAAATAACTTACTAAATTAACCGACGGATTAGTTTAGCTCACCTAAATCACCGACGGGTTAGTTTTCAGCAAAATTTTTCCTGGGTGGTATGTTTAGTTATACATAACTATGTTTAGTTGTCCTGGGCCTGGGTGAACGCGCGGAGGGGAAAGCGAAAGAACGCGCGAACGCGCGGAGCGGTTTTCCCTAGTAAATAGGAAGGGGAAAGCGAAAGAACGCGCGAACGCGCGGAGCGGTTTTCCCTAGTAAATAGGAAGGGGAAAGCGAAAGAACGCGCGAACGCGCGGAGCGGTTTTCCCTAGTAAATAGAGCAATTTCATGCGATATTTTCAGCCTATGGAAACTACAACAATCCAATTCACTAACATCGTCACCCCTAGCAAAAAGGAGCGAAAGGAAGGAAGGCAAGAGATTGCCTTCCTCCGCGCACCAGATGAAGAGTCGGCGCGCCTTGCGTCAATCGTCATCTATAGGATCGAAAATCCAAAGGCGCGCAAAGATACCGCGCCCGCAAAGGTTGGCAAGGTGACGCGCGCGCAACGGCGCGCGGCATGGAACGCGCGGCCAGCGCGCCGCCTTTCCTTGCAGGATAAGCAAGACGCGGCTCAAGAAGTCTTTGCCCTGATAGCGGCTGGCATTCACTTAAAAGAAGACGGGATCGCGGAGATTTTCCGATCTGTGCGCGATCTTCTCCGCATGAACGGAGGGAATCACGACAAGGGCCGCGAGGATGAACTAGAAGAGATTCACTTTGCGCGCTCACTCACTCCGCGCGCCTCTTATCGCGGCGCGCCGGAGCGGTTGAAGCTTGCCAGCCTTGCGCGCGATTTGCGCGCTCGCGCGTTTCGCGCCTTCTCCGCCGATAAATCGCGCAAACGGCGCGCCTCTTTGCGTTATCACTTGCAAACAATCCGCCGCATGATTTGCGCGCGCGATCCGCTCGCCGTGGATTGTCCCGTTTTAGATGTTGCGACAAGCGGCGACAATCGCCGCTCCGCTTGGCAAGATCGCGCCGCCTCTCTTCGCCGCTATGCCTTTGACTTCAATTCACTAGATGCCGCCATGCTGGCCGCCGATATGTCTTCCCTTTAATTTCAAGAAAAGGCGCGCGCGTAAATGCGCGCGCCTTTTTCGTGCCTTCATCTTATGAAACTACAAAAAATCCGCCCCGTGCCTTCAGCATCCGACCGCCTTTTCCATGCCGCCGCCGTTCCGGTCGCCGCCTGGACAAGTAGTGACGACCGCGCCGCCGCCGCCTTGCGCGCCGCCGCCGCATTTGACGCGCGCCGCGCCGCCATCCGCGCCGCCGCGCGCGCCGCGCGGCAGTCTTATCGTAAGACTCGCGATCAAGCCTTCAGCATGGAGCAGGGGAAGATGTTCCTATCCTTCAGCCCGCCCCGCTTCAAGGTGAGCAAGACGGGAAAATCGCAGGAGCAAAAAATGGCCATCTCCTTCCTGAAGTGTGCCGCCGGTGAATATACCTTTAAGATTGTGCCTAATACTGATCCGGCCAGCGTGTTGCGCTTCGCCCAGATTGTGAAGGAACGATGCGGCGAGACCGCCGCCGCCGAGATGGAAACCGCCGCCGCCGAGATTCTCAAGCCAAGGGAAGAAAAGCCCAGGAACTACATCACCCCGGGCATCTGGCAGAACTCGAGCGGCCAGCATAGCCGCCGAGGATTTTGGACGCCGAGCAGGATCTATACCGCTGGCTATCCCTTGGATCACCGCCGCCCCGAATAAGGGCGGCCAATTTTTAATTTTTTTTCCGCATTACCCGTCGGTGATGCGTGTGAGTGACCTTCGGAACATGGCTTCACCCGTCCATGTTCTACCTCTCAACCCATGAGCGAGTCTTATCGTAAGACTCGCTCATGGGTAACGGGTTCAACCCCACACTAACATGGCTAAAAAGCTCAAGTCAGAGATTCCTGTGCCGTTCCTCTCCTATTCCGAGGTCGAGGGCATGGCCCAGGCCGACCGCATCACCCGCTTCCGTATCGAGGCGAGTGCCGGTCAACGCGCCTTCTCCGCAATGGGCAAGCTGTTCCGAGCAATCGAGAGCGGCCTGACCAAGAAGGATAAAGGCATCTTCCCCCTCCTGATCGCCGCTGGCATCAAGAAGGGCACCATCAGCAACGCCTCCTACGCCGCCAAGGTCTTCGATCTGGTCGAGGCCGGACAGCTCAAGGAGGACGAGTACGACCAGCTCTCCCACGCGGATTGCTTCAACATCTGCCGCGTGCAGACGGCCAAGAGCCGCAAGAAGCTCTCCGTCGAGGAGGTCGTCGCCGTCATCCGTGCCGGTGGCGAACCCGACGAGGAACTCGCCAGCATCTACGAGCATGGCGTGACCAGCGCCGAGCGCACCGAGGCCGAGGCCAAGGTCGCCGCCGCCAAGGAGAAGGCCGAGGCCGATGCCAAGGCCCGAGCCGAGGCCGAGGCCGAGGAATTGGCCCGAGTCAAGGCCGAGAACGAGGCATTGAAGGCCGAGGCCGCCGCCCAGGCCGCCAACGCCAAGAGCGATCCCGAGATTGCCGACGCCAATGCCGGACACCCCGCGCCCGAATCCCCATCCAAGGGATTGGCTGAGGTCGTCGCCCAGCTTGACGAGCCGCTTGGCGAAGATGCCGAGCCTGTCGGCATCACCGCCGCCGATGTGCTGGCCACCCTCGACGAGGTGGAGTTGGCCTTTGCCGATCTCTCACCCGACGACCAGGCGATTGTCGCCGCCCGTATCATCGAGTTGGCTGGACAGCTCGCCGAGAGCGGGATCACCCCTTCCCCGAAGGGAGTGAAGAAGGGCAAGAAGGCCGCCGCATAGAATCAGGTCAACGCTCCAGACCTTGTAAATGAGCCGCAACGCCGCCCCGCGCAGAGGGCGGCACTTTTTTTGCCTACCTGTTGAAAAGCCGTCCGTCACTTCCACCACCCACCCCATGAAAGCCACCATCGCCAACAACACCCTGACCATCGAGATCCCGCTTGAGAAGCCCCGACCCTCTGCCAGCGGCAAGACGCTGGTAGTCGCCACCACCGGCGGCAACATCACCACGACCGCCCAAGTGAACGGGAAGCCCGTCACCATCGGCCTGAACGCCTACATCAAGCCCTGACCATGCAAGTCCCTCAAACCACCCTGTTGGAAATCGTGCGCCGTCTCGGGCGCGTGGCCAAGTCCAACTCCATCCGCCCCTCCTGCTCCTCTATCCTAGTGAAGAGGGATGCAGAGGGAGTTCACTTCACGGCCACCGATCTGGACAGATGGCTGACCATCTCCATCCCGTCGGGCAAGCCAAGGAGTGCCATCGCCCGAAAGCTCGCCCAGATGGCTCTGGCGCGGGAGACCGCCGCCTTCCTGCTCCCCTCCGATCTCTTCGGCCAAGCCGTCAAAAGTGCCGACAAGGGGAGCATCGTGGAACTGACCGCCACCCATATCGGGATCACCTGTGACGGGATGGCCGCCACCATCCCCGTGGCCGGTGGGATTTCCGCCGCCGAGTTCGACGCGGAGCCGTCGGTGACATCCCTCTCCCAGCCGGTCGCCGCCGATTCCTTCGTGAAGGCCGTCTCGCTGGGGATCAACTGCGTCAGCGACGACGAGACCCGTCACAACCTACGAGGGATGCTCTGGAGTGACGATGGCAACGCCGTGGCCACCGATGGCCGTCGCCTCTTCCTCCACCGCAACATCGCCCCCGTCCAGCGCGACATCATCGTTCCCAAGGAGACCTGCCGACTACTGGAAGAGGGCATGACGATCCGACTCGACTCGCGTGATAATGGCGCGACTGGCGGAAGTGCGATCTTCGAGAAGAAAGGCAGTCTTACCATAAGACTCGTTTCCAAGTTACTCGACGCCCACTTACCCAAGTGGAGGCAAGTCATTCCCGAACAGGGCAAGTCTGTCGTGCGCTTCGACTCGGAGGCCGTCCGATCCCTGCTCGCCAAGTTCACCCCCAAGGGGCGCGAGGCCAAGGGTCAGAGCGTGAGGCTCTCCTTCCGGCCAGGCGAGGTGAAGTTCACCTTCTCCTCGGGCGGGGCCGAGTTCTCAAGCCCCGCCGTGGTCAAGGGGGATGTCGAAACCATTGCCTTCGACCCGCGCTACCTCACCGACGCGGTCGCCAACCGATGCGGCACGCTGACCCTCATCGGGGAGACCTCCCCAGGGGTGTTCACCTCCGCCATCCATCCCGACATCCTGACGATCCTCATGCCCATGAGGGTGGACGGGACAACCAAGCCCAAGCCCAAGGCTGAAGAAAAGAAAGAGGAGGCCGTCGCATGAACCCCTACGAGCGCAACGGATTCGCCAATCGCACCGACTACCTGACCCAGCTTGCCGAGAGCTACGGACTCCATGTGGGGAAGGTTTTCGATCTGGCCCATGCCTTCGGGCCATCCGAGGACTTCGACGGCTTGGTAAGGGCCGTCCATGAGCATCACGAGGAGTTAGTGGAACAAACCGAACAAATCATCGCCCAACATGAACACGCCGAATGTTAACAACCTCTGGCAGGCATCCATCAAGATCAGCCGACCAGGGACATCCAAGACCGACGAGGAACTCACCGAGGGTCTCGTGGAGGCCCATCGCATGGGCAAGAACGCCGCCCGTGTGGTCAAGCAACTCTACGGCGACCACCTAGCCGCCATCTCCAAGGCCGAGGCGCGCGCCCGCAAGGATCACCACCGGCTCACCTTCGAGGGCATCGGCAACATCCGCTTGGTCGTCCTCGGGGAGCGCGAGCATTGGCTCTCCGTCATGGAGAAGCACGCCGCCGAGCATCGCCGTCTGGCACAGGAGTTCATGGACAACTGGGATCTCATCATGGAGCAGGAGCGCATTGATAAGAACGGCACCTTCCGCGTGGAGGATTACCCAAGCCGCGAATCCATCGCCTCGGCCTTTGACTTCAAGTTCGGGGTTCTGCCCATGCCCCAGCCCAACCAATTCATCGCCGACGCCTTCACCGACGATCTTGGCAAGAAGCTCGCCGCCGAATACGAGACCCGTCTCGCCAATGTCAGCGAGCAGGTGCGCCGCACCATCCTCAACACGATGCTGACCCTCATCGCCGACACCGCCGAGAGCCTCGCCGGTGACGGGCCGATCATCGACAGCGAGAAGCGCAAGGGGCCGCTTGCCAAGCTCCAGGAGTATCTGGATCGCGTCCCCATGCTCAACATCAACAACGATCCCCAAATCAACCAGGTCTTCAACGCCGCCCGTAGCAAGCTCAACTTCACCTCCGAGCGGTTGCGCGACAGCAAGGTGACGCGCCAGTTGGCCGCCGCCCAAGCCCACAACATCGCCCTTCAGTTCGGATCCTCCACCCGCAAGCTCTCCAAGGCCGCATGAAAAACCCGCCCGACATCACCAACCACCCCCTCTTTTACCCCTTCGTGAGGCTCTGCCTCCTGCTGGCATTCATCCTGACCATCCTCTTCGTGAGGATCACCACCCTCTACTTCTCATGAACTACCGCGTCATCCCCTGCTTCCTGCACATCCCCGAAGATGCTCCGACCAGCTTGATCGAGGAGATCAAGCAGGCCGTCAATGCCGAGTGCGGCCATCTGGTCTTTGACAATGACAACGCCGACCGAGTGGCTGATTTCCTTGTAAAACGCCATAGTATCTTCGACAAGCTCAAGAGACAACCGACCCTGTGATTCTCTCCTTCCCAGCAGACGGCACCATGCGGTGCCTGCATACCGACGCACTCCCCCTTGCCACCATCGGCAAGCTGACCATCCGCCGCGCATCGGTCATCGAGTGGGACGAGCGGAACCAGCAGTGGGGCGTGCAGATCGTCCTTGAGGACGGATCTCTCTCCCCCGTTCTCTGGAGACACGAGAGCCGCGACGAGTGCCTCGACTTCGAGCGTCAGCTCTTCGACTGCGCCGAGTGGAACTACGAGAATGGTTTCGAGAACATGGCGCGGTCTTACGATAAGACTCACGACTCATGAAAACCAAAGCTGAAAAGAAAGCCCGTGACACCGAGTTCAAACGACACCTCCTGGGCCTGATGATGGCCTACCCCGTGGAGTTCGAGAAGTATATCGGCAGCGCGTGGCGCGACATCCTATCCCATGCCAAAACCAACAAACCCCGTGGAAGAACTGCGGATCGTGCTTGAAGCCGCCGCTTACTTCGCCGAATGCGACCGATCCATCATGATGGATCTGTTGCAGGATGCCCTCACCCTAGTCCAGACCATCGAGGAGAACAACCATGTCCCATGTAACATCCATTGACATCGAGATCCGCGACCTTGACGCGCTGGAAAGCGCCGTCGGCGAGCTGGGAGCCGCCTTCATCCATGGCCGCACCACCTACAACTGGTATGGCCGACATGTGGGAGACTACCCCCTGCCAGCAGGGTTCACCCAGGATCAGCTTGGCAAATGTGAGCACGCCATCCGACTCCCAGGCGTGAACTACGAGATCGGCGTCGTCAAGAATCCCGTCAAAGAGGGAACCTTCACCCTGCTCTTCGACTTCTACGGCCAGAGCGGGGCGCATGACGGGGAGAAACTCCGCAAGCATTTCGGCGACGGACTCTCTCGCATCAAGCAGATGTACGGCGTCCATGTCGCCGAGAAAGCCGCACGCGCCAAGGGCTGGATCGTGAGCAGGAAGCTCGTCGGGGAGACCATCAAACTCAACTGCATCGCATGAAACTTGTAGAAATCAGCGTCGATTCCCAAGGGGCCATCACCATCGAGACCACGGGGTTCACCGGCAACGCCTGTGAGAAGACCACCGCCGAACTCGAAAAAGCACTCGGCGTCCCCTCCTCTCGCCGTAAGAAGAGCGAATACTTCGCCATGAACTCCACCTCCACCAAGACCCATCAGCAGGCATGACCATAACCACCATTGAAGCAGGGAAGCTCATGTTTGCCGGAAAGGATGACCGAACCGACCTGCCCGGGCTTGTGACCATCACATCCATCCGCAACGAGGAAATAGTGCTAGGTCTTAATCCCAGCGAGACGATCAACCTGACCGAAGGGGAGTTGGAGGAATTCCAGAAGGAGACCGGCCACGAGATTGATTCCGACATGGTTCCCAAGGAGTTGCTCTGGAAGCTGGAATTCTGGCTGGAGGAGGAGGGGCTTCTGGAAACGACTGAAGCCCCCTCGAATCTCTCCGACTCCGACCGACTCCTCAAAATAGAGACCTACATCGGGGAAAGCCAAAGGATCCCCTCCCACGACTGCGAACAAATCCTCTCCATCATCAACTCATGAAAACACGCATCATCAACTACCTCCGCGCCGGTTATCCCGCCCTCTACCTTGTCTCCCATGAGGAGCAACGCATCGAGAGGCTTCTGGCCGAGGTCGCCAAGGAGACACCTCGCGCCCTCTACGCATGGAGCATCTCCACGGGCCGCCAGAATGTCACCGATGGATCGGTGGAGGCCCTGCATGATCCCGTCGAGGTGCTGGACGGCATCCTCTCCATGCCCGACGACTCTCTCCTGCTCCTGCGTGACTTCCATTTCTTCATGACGCCCGATTATCCGATGCACGCCGTCCTGATCCGCAAGTTCAAGGAATCCCTCTACAATGCCAAGGCACGCGGGATCACCCTGCTCGTGCTCGCCTCGACGCTCAAGATCCCGGCCGAATTGGAGAAGCTCATCACCCCGATTGAGTTCTCCCTGCCCGACCATGAAGCCCTCCATGCCGTCCTCACCTCCATCTGCACGACCAACGGGGTGGAGATAGGGGATGAGAACACGCTCTGCGCGATCCTCGATGCGGCCAGCGGCCTGACCACCGGCGAGGCCGAGGATGCCTTCGCCCTCTCCATCGTGGAGTGTGGGTCGGTCGATCCCAAGATCATCGCACGAGAGAAGAGCAACACCATCGCCAAGAACGGACTTCTGGAACTGGTTCCCCCCGCCGTCTCACTCGACTCCATCGGCGGACTCGAAGCCCTCAAGCAAGACTTCTCCATGAAGCGCAAGCTCTTCACCAAGGAGGCGGCCGCCTACGGGCTGGAAGCCCCTCGCGGAGCCATCGTGGTCGGCCAACCTGGAACCGGCAAATCCCTCACCGCCAAGGCTCTTGGCAGTATCTTCAATATCCCACTGCTTCGACTGGAAGCCTCCAAGCTCTTCGGATCACTGGTCGGTCAGAGCGAGGCCAACTGGCGCACGGCCTTCGCCACGGCTCGCGCCGTCGCCCCCTGTATCCTCTGGGTCGATGAGGCCGACGGACTCTTCAGCGGAGCCGGTGGCGGAAGCCATGACGGAGGAACCACCAACCGCGTCATCAAGACGATCCTTCAGGATATGCAGGACAACTCCAAGGGGATCTTCTTCATCTTCACGGCCAATGACATCGACAATATCCCCGATCCGGTGATTGACCGGCTGGAGTGCTGGTCGGTGGATCTGCCCCATGAGTCGGAGCGCAGGGCCATCTGGTCGATCCACATTGCCAAGGTGCGCGGGGAGCGCGGACGCGATCCCGAGGAGTTCGACCTCGACGCCATCGCGGCGTCTTCAGACGGCTTCTCGGGCCGTCAGATCGAGCAGACATGGATCAAGGCGGCGACATTCGCCTTCAACCATGAGCGGGAGCCGACCACCTCCGATATCGTGGAAATCTGCAAGGCGACCATCCCGACTTCCAAGACCATGGCGGCACAGATCGAGGCTCGCAGGAACCGCCTCCAAGGCCGCGCCCAGCCCGCCTCCATCCCCGTGGGATCAGCCTTCGCCAAGGAAAAGACCCGCAAGATCGTCAAATGAACCAAGATATTCCAACTATTCTGGATCCTAGAAATCCAGATCAAGGAAAACATCCTTACTGGATCAGAAAGTCGATTCTGGAACGGCTGGAAAAGCTCAAGTCTTCCATGAGCGAAGAATACGAAGGGTATCTCGACGCGGAACAATTCCCTCCCAACGAGGCTCAAGCCATCAAGGAGTATTTTTCCCATGCTCACTATCTGGCCTTCGATGAACTCCTTCACGCCGTGGAGTGGCTAATCAAGAACCACCCTATTTCAGAATGAGATTAGTCTTATCGTAAGACCCGCTTCGCTTCGGTGAAGCGGGTTTTTTTGTGTCTATGATTCACGATTACTGGTTACGAGATAACGGATCAATCGGTTGCGGCCACCGCTCCCCCATCGCCGGGAAGACTCCCATGGAGTTGATGATGATGGCCGAGACGCGACGGATGCTTGTCTCCCTGCTCCGACACAAGCGCACCGATCCCGCCCTCAAGAAAGCCATCGAGACCGCGAGGCGATCACTCCGTTCCCGACTCGCACCGCTCACTCCTGTCGGCATCCATCAGCGCATGGGCTGGCTCGACGAGATGACCCATATCACCTGCGCCAGGGAGATGGACGGATTCACCCCAGGCAAGGAATACACGATCAACTCGCGCAATGTGAAGATCGGTACGCTTACCGAGCGCATCGTCTCAGGCAGGCCCGAGGAGATCCTTGTGAGCGGGCAGGAGATGTTTGTCACCCTGCTGGATGATTCCCTGCGGCGGCATCTCTTCGCCCACCACGCACCGCCGCCTGATCCGCGCATCCACGCCATCCATCCTCTCATGCGGTTGGCCGACCACTTTGCCGTCCCTCAAGTCCACGACATCACCGCCATCTATCCCACCCGATACAAGCAACTCAAAGCCATCCTCTCATCCCTATGAGCAGCCTCATCACCCGTTCCACCCTCAAGCGTTATCTCTTGGAGCGATCCAAGGTACTGCGACCCCACCACCCCTTCACCCGCGTCTCGGAGGAGGCACTTGTTCATCTGGAAAACCAACTTCGCCTCACCGCCGACTCTTTCATCAAGGCCCACCCCGCCAAAGGCACAACCCTCAAACCATAGACCATGAGCATCAAGAACCCCGAAAAGCATTGGACGGCAGTCGCCAGCAAATTGCTGGTGGGCCGAAAGATCGCCTCCGTCTTTTACATGAACGAGCAATCGGCGACCGACATGGGTTGGAACGCCCGTCCCATCGTCCTGAAGCTCGATGACGGAACCTTCATCTACCCCTCCATGGACGACGAGGGGAACGATGGCGGCGCGCTCTTCACCACCAACAAGGATGAACCCGTCATCCCCGTCCTATGACACGCATTAAGTCCATTCACTTCGACCGAAAGGGAAGGCTCAAACGATCGGTCATCTCCACAAGTCACGGAATCGTCAAAGCCGAATGGATGGATTGTTGCGGCGAGTGGTCTTGGTTCACCACTGGCACCGGCAACGCGAAGATAGAAGCAGTCCCGTTCATCGAAAAAATCGAGGAACTGCTAATCGACTTTCATACACAAGATTAACCCAACCCAACCCATGCCCACCACCACCAAACCCAAAGCAGCGCCGACCCCTGCGGTCGGCATCAAGAAGCTCAATCTTGGAGGCATCGCCGCCAAGAAGGAGAAAACCGCCACCGAGTACCCCGCACTCCCCTCCACCGAGGACACGCAGCGGCTCGTGAGCGACATCATCAGCGAGACCCGTGAGCTGGAAGCTCTGGAGGGATCGCTCGAAATCAAGAAAGCCGAGATCCGAACCCTCTCCCAGGAGTTCTACTTCCAGCACCTCCACGGCAAGCACGACATCCCCTCCTCCGTCGAGGCCGTGGGATCCAACGGGGAGAAAGTCATCGTCACCTTCTCAAGCCGCTACAAATCCCTCGCCGACGAGACACCCCTCCTCGATGCCATCGGCGCGGAGCGAACGGCTCAGTTCTTCCGTCAGGCGTTTGAACTCAAGGTCGATGGCGACAAGATCCCCGCCGATAGGGCCGAGGAGATCATCGGCGCGATCCAGAATCTCTTCGCCGAGAACAACTGCCCCGAGGCACTCACCGCCAAGGCCGTCATCAAGCCAACCAGTGACTTCCACATGGCGCGGCACACCTCACTCTCCGTCGAGGAGAACATGGCCGTGGACGGCATCTGCCCGATCATCGCCATGGTCAAGACCAAGGGAAGGAAGACCGCATGAAATACTTCCTCGTCCCCAATGCCCATGACGGGAACTCCATCCCGACGACGCCGGAACCCATGACGGCCTCTGAGTTGGGCGAGCATCTGGCCGAACGCCTCAAGCTCATGGAGGCCCAAGGCTACTGGCGCGACTGCTACGGGGAAATGATTTCCCTGCTGGACATCACCTACACCATCGAACCCCACATCCCCTACGAAGAATGAATACCATCGACATCCCCATCGAGAAGCTGCACATCAGCCCCCACAACACCCGCCAACCCAAGCCGACCGATCCTGCGGTGAAGGAACTGGCGAAATCTCTGGCCAATGCCGGTCAGACGGCCGCCATCCTGGTCCGCCCCCACCCTCAGAAGAAGGGCCACTACGAGATCGCCGCTGGCGCGCGTCGCTCCGTGGCGGCCGCCGTGGCCGGTCTCAAGACGCTCCGCGCCTCCGTCACCGAGATGGACGAGGACACCTTCCAAAAGGCCATCCTCGTGGACAACCTCCAGCGCGAGAACCCCGATCCGAGGGCGGAAGCGGAGTTGCTCCTCAAGCTGCACGAACGCGGCAATACAGCCGTCGAGATCGCGGCCCACATGGGCAAGCCCGAGAGTTGGGTGGCCCGACGACTCAAGCTACTGGCGGTCATTCCGAAATTCCTCAAGGAATGGCGCGACCCCGAGAGCAATTTCCACCACTTCTCCATCGACATGATGGAATTGGTCGGCAGTCTCACAAAAACCGAACAGGAGGAGCTGCTTGAGAAATCATGGGGGATCCCCTCCACCCGTGCCGAGCTTCTGGAGCAAATCCGACGCCAGTCGCCCTCGCTGGAGAGCGCCCCGTTCGATCTGCATGACCCGAAGTTCTTCGTGAAGGATTGCGGCCCGGGATGCGCCTCCGATTCCTCGAAGCAGGCACTTATCTTTGACTTCAAGGAGGGCAAGAAGAAGGACTGCGCGAGGTGCCTCAACGGAGCCTGCTTCAACAAGCGTCTCTCCCTCTACATCGACAGCGAGTATGACCGGCTCTGCGAGGTGTGGGGGAAGAAATTGCCCGTCTATGCCAACTGCGAGGTCAAGGGCCAGCGTTTCAAAGGATTCTACCAGTATGACGGCGAGATGCACGAGAAGCCCGTGGACGGTGCGGAAGTAGTCTTTGTCGTGGATGATCAGAAGCCTACACTCCGCTGGCTGAAGAAACGCTCCGACCAAGGCAAGGTGGATCGCGCCAACGAGTCGCCGGATCAGAAACGGGAGCGGCTCATCAAGCAGCACCAAGGCAAGCGGTGGAGCGAGGTGCGCAAGAGGCTGGAAGCCCACATTGAAGCGGCCGACATCTCATCCCTCACCATCGACATCGACCGGCTCGTGGCCACATTTGGGACAGCATACAGGGTCACCGGACCCGATCTGGAGAAGGGTCTCTGGGAGCAGGTCTTCTCCGTGGAGGATTCTTACCGCGATTACTCCGATGCATGGGGATGGAAGTATGGAAGAAGGAAAAAGCCCGACGCAACCGACCGACGGAATCTGCTCTGGAAATCACTTCAATCCTCCCTCACGAGCCTGATCCCGATGGCACCGGGCATGGCGGAATACGCCTCTCGCGACCAAGACTACATCCGAGTCGGGAAATTGGTCGGATTTGACGCCGAGGCCGAGAAACTCAAGGTCGATCTGGAATACCCAGCCCCCAAGACCTGGGGCGATGTTGATCCCCACACACTCCAACCCAAATAATTATGAGCCTACCCACCATACAGGAAATCAAGAAAATCATCGGAGACACTTGGTTTGAATTTGAAGGAGACGAAACAGTTATCTCCCTAGATACAAGAGACCATGGAGATATCGGCGGAGAGGAACCAGGTAGCGCGGATATTACTGAGGCCAAACGCATCATCAGACTCCTGCGGGGCGAATTCCCTAACCTCTCGATCTCGGGGGACACCTGCGATGAATGGGTCAGCGTGGAAATCAGGGAAAAATGAGCGAGCGAAACGAGAGAAGGGCCATCTTTGGCCTACCACCCATCGACTTCTACTACATCCACGATAGCAAGATGGGAGACATCTTCTCCCATTCAGACCCCCTCATGGTCGTTCAAGCAACTTCCCATGAGGAGGCCATGAAGCTCGCCAAGGATCAATCCCTCTCTCCCCTGCCGCGCAAGGCATTCGCCAGGCGGGTGAGCGATCAGGAATACGCCGACTACATGAACGGGATCATCAAGGATGCCGGATACGCTTACCCATGAAACCACCCACCTACCCGCTACGCCCCATCAACGGAGGCCCCCTAGACCGCGCCCGACCCAAGCGCGGAGAGTGGATCTACCAACCCAAGATCAACGGATGGCGCGCTCTGGTGAATACCAAGACCGGCCAGATATTCAATCGGCATGGGGAACCCCTCACCATCGCGAGCGAATTCCAATGCGCGTTGGAGGATATTCGGGTCTTCTCCAAATGGGAATGGCTTGATTGCGAGGGGCTTTCCCGTAGGCACGGCGTCGAGAAGGGAAAACTCTATGTCTTGGATTATATTCCCGAGTCTTACGATAAGACTCCATTCTCCCAACGCCACGCGGCGATCATGGAAGCATTCCCTGACAGATTCCTGGACTGCTATCCCGAGGATCAGGCTCTCCACCAATGGGAGAAGATGCAGCTCAAGAATAAGGAGTTGGGGTGCGAGTTCTTTGAGGGGTTTGTCGCCAAACGCCTCGACTCACCCTATCCACGCCAACTGCGATCAGCCAGCGAGGAATCCCCATTCTGGGTCAAACACCGCTGGGAATTTTAACCGCGCCCAACTCCTAACACCTATGACGACAATCGAAAACCTATTGGAAGAAAATGCACAGCTTCGAGTTATCCGGAACCCCTGAAGAAGACGATGGATTCCCGTCCTGAAAACGAAGAATGACCACCCAGGCACCAGCCTCAACACTCTACTGCGTCATGGTCTCCAGGGAGGAGGTGGAGCAGGGGGACATCAAGCCCTTCATCGCCAAGATGAGGCAATTCTTCCCTCCCAAGGGATTGGCGGGGAAGTTTGTCTTCCTGGTCGATGGGTACAACGATACTCCCCACGAACTCTACACGATCCCCGAGGTGCGAGATTACTGGAAGAAGCTGGATGATGCTTGGCCCTTCCTTCTCTACTTCGCCGACGGCGAAGTATCGGAATGCCTTCAGATCATCTCCTTCTGCCTGCACGGCAACATCTCAACCCGTGCCATCAAGGGTGAACTCTCCTGCGTCCAATACGACATTCCCGAACTCATGCGCTGGGTCTCGCGGAGATTCGCCCCCATGAACCATCTCTTCGAGGACGGAGAGGATGAATCGGAGATCGAGCAAGCCATCTTCGAGCGCACCGAACAGATATTCAAAGCCTACAATCTACCCTTCAACCCATAGTGAAACTCAAACCCTTCCAAGTAGAGGACTTGGCCCGTGCGGCCATCCATGACGGAGCCATCCTTGCGTGGGAGCAGGGACTTGGCAAATCCCTCGCCGCCATCGCCTTCCCCGTCATCAAGGATGCCCAACGCACCCTCATCGTAGCCCCAGGCTCACTCCACAAGCAGCTCTCCGCCAGCGCGGCGCGCTTCTTCGGCCGCTTCCTCAGGCCGATCACTTCGCTGGATGATTTCTACAGGCTCGGGCTTCACAAGCCCCACAAGGGGCCGCCCCGCTTCTATATCACCACTTACACCGCGCTAGGGGTCAATGGTGCCGACGAATGGAGCGAGACTTTCGGACACAAGGGGGAACCCAAGGAGTCGAAGATCCTCAATCGTAGGCGCAGGGCCTTCGCCAAGGCCAACCGCATGAAGCCCAATTTCTCCTGCATCGGGGAGACACGCGGCGGCATCACCTGTGTCTTCTCACCCACCATGGCCCGCGTGGCCAATGCCCACGACAGCTTCGACTGCGTGGTGGTGGACGAGGGGACGCGACTTCAAGCCAGCGAGAGTCGCATCGGTCACTCTCTACGGCTCCTTAATCCGAAGTACCGGCTTGTCCTGACGGGTACACCCATCAAGAACAGGCTGGAATCTATCTTCTGGCTCGCCTCATGGGCGGCTGGCCCCTATGGTCGGTGGCCGTATGCCCCCACGGATGCGGCACGGGAAAACTTCGCCGAGACGTTCCTTCAGTCGGAGCGCTTCGTCGGTAAGGAACGCGCCGCCAAGGAGCGTGGCCAGAAGATCAGTAATACAACGCGCCGTAGTAACCGCATCTGCTCGGTTCACCGGCTCTGGAAGACCCTCGCACCAGTCATTATCCGCCGCCGCAAAGCAGATTGCGGCGAGGATATCCCCAACAAGATCGTGAAACCAGTCATCGTAGCCCCAGGCACCTCCCAACATGCAGTCTATCGTTACCACCTCGACAATCCGCCGCTCTACGGCAAGAACCGCAAGAAGCCTCTGCATCGCCGCGTTCAGGTAGGCATGCAGATCGGGCTGCTGCGTCAGGCGGCTCTAACACCCGACGCGACGGCACTGGGCGAGTCGTTCACGGGCATCGAAGGCCCTCGCAAAAGCTGGACGGACTTCTCTCCCAAGATGGCCGCCATCCTCTCCATCGCCCAGGAATGCATGTCCCGTGGCCGACAGGTGATCATCGGTAGCCCTTTCCAAGAGTTCTCGATGCGCCTCCATGCACGATTCAAGGAGGCAGGTGTCTCCTCTCTCCTGCTGGACGGCACCACCACGCCCGAGCATCGCGGCGAGATGGCCTCGGAGTTCAAGTCAGGCAAGCACGCCATTCTCATCGCCGGTCTCAAGGCCATGGGCGAGGGGCATTCCTTCGAGAATTGTTCCGATCTAATCCTGCCCGGCCTCTCCTACGCCTTCGATGAGAATGAGCAGTTCATCCACCGCATCTGGCGACTCTCAAGCCCCGGACCCGTGACGATCTACCCGATCATCATGAAGGGATCCATCGACGAGAGGCTCCATGAGGTCTTTGCAGAGAAGGCCGATGCCGCGAGCTTGGCCCTCGATGGAAGGCTCTTCACGGAACCCACACAGGACATCGATCTGGAATGGCTGCTGGCGGAAACCATCAAGCACTTCTCAGCCAGCACGGAGACGATCGACGAGCAGGTGCTACTGGCAGAGTGGGAGAAATACGGGATGCACCGACTCCAGGTAGCCCATCAGCAATGGGGCGAACATCAGACAATCGACATCGACCTTGACACAAGCGGGGCGATTGCCACGCTCAAGATCCCCTCACCCACGCAACTCACAGTGGATATCCTGCGCAAGCACTACAAGGCCGGTACCTACCGCAAGCCGACCCTCTCATCCCTCAAATCCCTCAACTCCAAACTCCGCAAAAAACGATGACACTAGAAGAAATTAAAAAGGCCGTGGAATCCGGAAAGAAAGTTTTCTGGAGCCACGATGGTTACGAGGTGATCAAAGACAAGATCGGCCAATGGCTGATTGTCTGCCACAAAAACAATCACTGCATAGGACTAACCTATTCAGACAACACCACCCTAAACGGAAAAGAGGGAGACTTCTTTATTGAGGGAACCATGAAAATCATTGGAGAGAGAGCCGTATTGGATCACGACATCACAGAGGATGAGGCCATTGAAATCTTCGAGCGCAACCCCAACATCACACAGATCGATACAATAGAAGGCTACTACCCACGACCATGACACCCGAAGAACGCGACCAGCTACAAGTCTCACTATCCGAAATGATAGGAGAAACCAACCGATCCCAAGACTCCATTGATCAAGAATACGAGCGAAGAAAAATCAAGGAGGGCAAGCCAGTCCGAAGGTACATGCCAGGTGAACTCCCGACAGAAATGGTCGATGTCGCCATCCCAGCTTCCGTAGAATCGCTTCTGCAAGAGGCCATCGAGACCGGCAAGCTCCCCCTATCTGACTCCATGATTCGCTGGATGGAAGTCGAAGTGGAAAAATACAACTCACTCCCAGAGGAATCGGTTGGAATGCATGTATGGTGCCAGCAACACGGCAAGATGTGGAAATTCTACCCCGAGGTGGCCAAGCATCTCACGGGATTCACCTACTTCCCCCCCGAAAAATGATCTCTATCTACAGGGACGGCGATACCTTCGGCCCCTTCACCATGGAGCAGATCGTCTCCATGCTCAATGAAGGGCGCGTGGTTCCCGAGGATCTCTGCCTGGTCGAGGGAAGCGAGGACTGGATCCCTCTCTCTGAAGTCCTGCCCAAAAAGGTCGTCCGACCTGCGGGAACCATGTTCCCCACGCCGGTAGCCCCCCAACCCAAGCCCGAAGTTCAAGTCATCTATCAGCACAAGACTTCCTTCGACCAGATCAGGGAAATCGTGGCCGCAAAAAAGGAGCAAATCGACCAGAAGATAGGACCAGCCCTGACCAAGATCCATGAGGAAGCCAAAAAGGACGGATTCGAGGATCCTGTCTACTTGGTATCGGGAATCGCCTGTATGGCAATCGCGGTGATCCTACTCATCGCCAGCGAGGGGAAAACCCTGCTGATCTCAGCAGGATTGGTCGGCGGCGGTCTGATCACTCTCTACAAATACTCCAAACACCCCAACGATAGATGAAGAATCCAGGATTCACTGAAAGAGAAAAAGAAGTCTTTAGCCTTATCGCCGCTGGATACACGAGGAAACAGAGTGCGGAAAAACTAGGCATAAGCGAAAAAACCGTTTCGGTTCACCGGAACAATATCAGGATGAAGCTTGAGTTGGACGGATTAAGCCAACTCCATGTCCTCGCCGGGAAACCCAACCTACAACCGATCCACGAGCTACTCGAAGCGGCTCAAGAACTGATGGATATACTCAAATGGATGCCGAAAGGCCCCCATCACAACGCCATGATCAGACTGGATAAAGCAATCGCCAAAGCCACCGAGGAAAATTCAACTAAAACACGCCATGAAAACCCTTAAAGACCTGAAGAAGCTCCCCTTTGCAAAATTGAAGGAGGCTGTCTACACGATACCTTATCCTCCAAAGGTTCGGAGCAGGCTTGAGGCTGAGATTGTCCTGACTGATTCATGGGGCCAGATCAAACCCGAGTTCCTTTCCACCCTTAACCGACAATCTGCTGATGGAGAACCCCACAACCACTCTGGTCGGCGATCCACTGCCCGGAGAACATGGCCAAGAAGTTCACGGATCTTGCTGAAGAACTCGCCCAGGGAATGAACAAATCGAGCTATTTAGTCTCTTCTTCCAATCTGAAAGCCTGTTGAGCCGAGGCCAAGGTTCCAGCCGCATCCTCAAGAACACCTCCCACCAGCGCCATGACGATCTGCATGGCCTCGCAGTCAAATAGGTGATTGGCCTTGCGAATCTGCTTCCAGTAATAGGTCTTTCTCCCCGTCTGGCGGCTCTCCTTGATGCTACGACGCTCGCTGTTGAGCTGATGGATATACTCTTTGCTGATGTTGGAGTGAACATGCCAGCGCGGAGGATCCGAGTAACGCAGTACCTCAAGCCGGTCCTTGATCCGGTCGTTGGCCCAATAGACGAACATGGCCTTGTTGTTCGTTTCGCTCTGATGGATGGTGCCAAGGTGCGGATCACGAAACTGCACCGGTGAATACTCCCTGACGATGCGGTTGCCATTCCCAAGCGTGTGGATGAACCCCGACTTGTCACTACCCCACAGCCCCCGCCATCCGTTCTTCACAAGCAGGCCGCTGACCATGTTGGGCCGGTGGCCCATATCTAGCCCAACTCTTTTTCCCGCTACGCCGTAGTCCGCCTGGATCTTCTCCAACTCCTCCGGTGTCTCAGCCCTATCCGCGTACAGCAGCCAACTTTCCTGGCCGTTGGAAGCCCTTGGATTACCCCATGATCTCACCACGACCCAGAAGTGGTTCTCCTGCACATCCACGGTCATGATCGGGATCCTCTCTTCGGGCAGGTCGGTCGGGGCGTAGGTTTTCACCGTGATCGGCTCGTCGTCCACGGCCGCTTCGTCATCATACGGCTCGGCCAAGGTGGAGTTAATGAATGCCTGTCGCCTCGTCAGCGAGGATTTGCTCTGAAGCCACTTCACCGCCAGGATGCCCCATTGGCATTCCTTGAGCGGGGCGTACAGGGAGTTCAAATGGTAGCTCCTGCGCCCAATCAGCCCTTTCGTATTGGTCGGGATCCATTCGCCAGCGCGAAGCATGGCCGTCTTCTGTGAATCCATGATCTTCCCCTCGCATTCCTGGCATCGGTAGAAGGTGTTGCGCCTCACCTTCTCTTCATCCCAATCCCCGTCCGTTTTGCTTTCGGATTCCTCTTTATCCCACCACCGGACTTGCCCCCATATCAGCCGGATCATGCTTTTGCAGTGTGGGCAGGGCAGGTGAAAGTATCGTTGATCCCCAAGTTGAAATTCCCTCCAAATTTCCCCGTGTACCGTCGTAGGGGTGCTCGTTTTGACCCTCAACGGGTAGGCAAAGCTCTTTGTACGCTCTTCGGCGTTCTGAAGCGCACCGGCCTCGCGATCGCTTTTAAGCTCAAATTTGTCAGTTTCATCCAGAAGGAGCAGGCCGCAAGGGCGACTAGCCAAATTTGCAGCGGAGTTCGAACCCACGAAATTCAGCGACGCACGGGCGAAGATTTGCTCGAATTTGGTATAAAGGTGCCGGTCGTCAGGCTTCTGTTCCCTCAAAGGCTCGATCTGATCCACGAACGGCAGCCACCTATTGGTGGAGAAGCTTTTGGCGAGATCGCGGTTAGGCATGACCCATAGGGCATTCATAGGGTCGTTGCAGATTTTCCATGCCGCGCCCCCCATGACCGTCATGGTCTTCCCTACCTGTGTCCCAAAGCACAAAACCAGGTCGGTTACCCTTTTATCCCGAAAACAATCCAGCGGTTCCCTCACATAAGGCCGCGATCGCGTGGAAAACTTGCCTGGCTCACTAGATTCACGCTCCGTGAGCGTGGCAAATTCCTCCAGCCACTCCCATACGGTCATTTCCGGCGGCCGCGAGAGCGCCGAGAACATGGCCGACTCCAAGGCGGCGGCAGTTTCCTTATCCGAGAACTTGGCCATAGGTAGATTGCCCCTCCATGATGGCCTGTTCGATTTCTTCTCTGAAAACCTCTTCCGCCAGGGCGTCATCGCTCGGATTTGCCTTCAGAGCGGCCCTTTTCGGGCAGGATCTGAGCCTTGCGATCAGAGGAGCCCATGCCCTTCCGATGATTTGCTTGGCCTTGTCCATGCGAATCAGCTTTTTTTGCTCCTCCTGAAGCTCGAGGACGCGCTTTTCTGTCTCTAGGCGGTTTTGGAGCGCCTTGTTGTAGGCATTGATAGCCGTCACAAGCCGGTCAAACTCACCCGACACCCTCAACCTCTCAACCGCCTCGGCACACTGCTGTTCTACAGAGATGGCCTGCTTGAGCGATTGCTCGATGGTGTTGACTTTGATTTTTTTTGGAACCCTTTCAGTCTTATGGTAAGACTCCGAATCATTCTCACACTCTTTGGTGGGTGGGTTTTGGCTTTTTTTCGACCTTGACCCTATTCCCAGCTTGGCATTTGCGGACCTCCATTCTGTTGCTTCCTCGAGCGAGGTGATCGGGCAGCCCCGCTTCGCCAGTTTGTAGACGTAGGCCCGGCTTGTACCCCAAGAATCGGAGATGATTTTGATGCAGGAGGAGTCCATGGATGGAAAATCGTGTAGGGCACACCTATTTGTAACTTGTCAACCAAACTGTAACCCACAAGATAACTTGTAATAGGCCTACGGCTAACC